GTGCATGCGTGCTCAGGCTCAAATTCCTGTAAACTCGCCCTACTCTCGTTTTGGAATTGGATTAACTGACATTGGATTGTATTTAATAATGCTGGCAATATTAACTCCGTGCATTATTATTAGATTGACTTACGAATTGATTAATAAATATACAGGTGACTAATGGCTAAAAGAGAAGATTCTATGTTAGAAAGAGATTATGAGCTGGTGATTGAAAAAGCTAAGAACATCTATCAGTCATGCTCAACGATTGCACTTGATGGTGTTAGATCGTTGCTTAAGATTGATAAGTTGAATTATCGTCTGCGCGAAGAAAACATTTGCTTGCTTGAAGAAGCGATTGAAAAAGGTTTAGGTCGTGAAGCTGAGGCACGCGCACGCTGGACAATATCTAATCTGACGCTGCAAAACAAAGAATATCTAGCATCTATTGCAAACCACGAAAAATCTGTGCTAGGAGCTGCCTAATGGAAATACTAATTTTATCGGCATTTGCTTTGCTGGGACAAGTAGCGCATTACATTAAGAAAGCAGCCAGAGCGCAAACCTTGGCGACATATGCTGAATACATGTTCCACAACCCATTCTCAAGTATTAAAGCCCTATCAGCGATTGTAATGGCTGTAATCGGTATTATCGCAAGCGGCGTTGATCTTAACTCAATACAGACTTATGCGATGGTAGTCATGGCTGGCTATACACTGGATAGCGGTTTAAATGAATTTCCCGAGGAAAGCGTATGAGAAAGTTATTATTAGTCGCAATAAGCCTTACATTCCCTGTTCAGGCGGCAGTATCACCAATCCTATCAACTTACGATTCTGCAACTAGATCACTCACTATACCTGCTATCACTATAGATAACAGACCAGATCAATTAATCAGCGTAATCATGGTATGTGATGAAACAGGTTTGAATTGTAAAGTCACTAACTTTGATCGTATTTGTAATGGATTTAGTCCTGAACGTGAAGTATGTGGGTCGTTGAAATGATGGGGTTAGAAATGTATTTAATCGTTGCATTAACTTTTATGATTATTTTAGCTTCATGGGTTGTGCATCTTTTAAAGAATGAGCAAGATGAATTGAGTAATGCGCTATCTAAGATTGCAAAACTCAATAACGACAATGTATATCTTGAGAAAAAGCTAGAACATTTAGCAATCGAACGAGATCAGTTTCGCGTAGATGCTAAACAGCTTCGAGAACATATCTATCACATAAAAACAGTCGTGGACGGCAGCAAGTGAATTATCTAACACCAGCATTACTATTAATGCTAACAACATTTGTTCTATTATCGGGTTATTACTGGCTATGTTGGCAATCATCGGCTAAACGAGTACGCATATTACTTAAGCAAGTAGACTCTGCAAACAAAGAAATCAGTCAGCTTAAAGCTGTAGCTAAGCAAGATAATGCGATTTACCTGAAAAAGCTATTTAAACTAAAAGAAGCGTTAGGTGAGGAAGTATGAGCTTAATTGTCACATTAGCAGCAGTAGCACTTATTTCAAGTACCCTGGCATTTGCGGCGTACAACTGGGGAAAACGGCATAAACTTGAAGCAGATACATTGCGAAAATCCCTAGAAAGCCAAAACAATGATATAATGCAACATAATGAAATCGTTGATAAATTACACGATTTACAGGAGTCACAGCGACATGAATTTGAAGAACACAAAAAGCCTGAAGTGTTGCATAGTCGCAATGCTTTTAACAATAGCGGCATGTTCGACTCCACCGACACCAGTGGCGAAAATCAACATTCCGATACCACCACGCCCGATACTGCCAGCCATTAATTCAGATTCTCTTATGTGTTTATCTGACGAAACATTCGATAAGTTAGATACACGGGAGTTATTAGTAACACAATGGGCTATGCAGCTCGAAACACTATTAAAGGGGGTTAATGATAAAACTGATTCACGGTGATTGCTTGGATAAAATGAAAAGCATACCTGATGAAAGCATAGACCTTGTGTTAGCTGATTTGCCATATCAAGTTAGTGCTTGCAAATGGGATAACTCTATTTCACTTGAGCATTTATGGTGTCAATATAAACGAATTATAAAATTTAATTCACCGATAGTTTTATTCGGAAGTCAGCCATTCACTAGTTCTTTGATAATTAGTAATTTAATTTGGTTTAAATATTGCTGGATATGGCAAAAGAATTTTTCTACCAACTTTTTACATGCCAAAAGGCAACCATTAAGAAAGCATGAGGATATTGTTGTTTTTTATGGTAAACCAGGAAAGTATTATCCGCAAAAAACAACAGGACATATGCCAACAAAAAGCGCAAAAGGTTCTTCAAATGGGGAATTATGGCATGGAGAGAATAAGCGAAATTACCAAGGTGGGGATACAAATAGATTCCCTACATCGTTAATAAAATTTAACGCTGTTGATATAAAAAAAAGACAGCATCCAACTCAAAAACCAATAGATTTGCTTGAATACTTGATTAAAACATACACCAATGAAAGTGAAACTGTTTTAGATAATGTTATGGGTTCAGGCTCAACAGGTATTGCTTGTATTAATACTAATAGAAAGTTTATTGGTATTGAAAAAGACGACCATTATTTTCAAGTAGCACAAGAAAGAATTAATAATCATTTAAGCAAGGGGGTTAATGAGGCGCATTAATCAAGAAGGGCTACAAATAATCAAAGATTGCGAATCTCTTAAATTAAAAGCGTATTTTTGTCCAGCAGGCGTGCCAACAATAGGATGGGGTCACACCAAGGGTGTCAAGATTGGCGACATTATCACGGAAGCGCAAGCAGAGCAATATTTAGCTGATGATTTGGATAATTTTGAAAAAGGCGTTGATACAATGTTAACGCATAATGCAACAGATAATCAGTTTTCCGCATGTGTATCACTGGCCTTCAATGTCGGGCTAAGTAATTTCAGCATATCTAATGTCCGTAAATTTACTAACGAAGGCAAACCAGAACAGGCGCAAGCCTATTTTAAGAGCTTCGTGCGTGGTGGTGGTGTTGTATTGCCAGGACTCGTAAAGCGCAGAGAAATGGAGCGTAAGCTGTTTATCAAGCCAGATAAGCCAGCGGAAAACTCAAAAGAAAAGTCAGAAGAAAAGAAAGTATCAATTCTGGATTACGCAATTAATTTTCTGCAATCACTCAAAAAATAAATGGCATACATAGAATCTGACAGAGACTATCTAGCAACACGCGTTCCTGGCTACACAGACGATGATTTAAGAGACTTTCAGGAAAAGGTGTGTACTATCATGGGATTTGATGAAAGCCCTTCATCCTTGGCTAATGCACGCCATTCAGCGGTAAGTATTATCAAGTCAAGGAAGATTGGCAGCAGTAGATTACCAAGCTTTAGTTGGGGACGGTTTATTAATGGGTGATGTAGTTAATGCTAATTTCTATACCAAGGGGGACATAAATCCTGATGGTGTATTAGGAGGTGCTATCGGTGAGTTAGAGCAAGTGGTGGTGATAGGAGTCAAGCATAATGGCAATGTTGCTTTTTCATCGTCTACCTGTGATAAGGATAAGATTCTAAAACTAGTAGACGCATTAAGGCTTGAATTACTTAATGGAGATTTAGACTAATGGATGATGCAGATAGAGCGGATATTCAGCAGCAGCGATTACTGGATGCTCAAATAGCCTTTACAGTGAATGAGAAATTAGTAATCAGCAATGAGTCTGGTATTTGTTGGAACTGTGGCGAGCACATAGGTACAGAACGCAGATGGTGCGATGCTAATTGCCGTGATGATTGGGATAGGTGATTAATGACAGAGAAATTAGGATGGTCTGCTATAGTTATTGGGTGTGTTCTGATATTTTGGAATAGCTTATTACATCCAGCACTTGCTTTGATAAATATCGGAACCGTTATGGCGTTTGTGGGGTACTTAAGGAAATGTAGTTAGCGTGCTCAGTAATACCATGCACGCCGATAAAACTATCTAGCGCCCCGCCAGCGTTTTTGATAGAGTACAGCAATATTTAGCCGAAAAATAGATTCATCCATATGCGTCCAGGCACTCACTAAGCACTTGTCTAGTTCTTCCAGTTCTTTCAAGACAAACTCACTAATCGCTGAGCTGTGAAACAAGCTAATGGCATCACGGATGTTAGCGATGTTGGTTTTAGCGTGATTGTAGTCGTATTTGGTGGTGGTTGATATTGGTTGTTCAGGGGAAGCTGACTTATCTACCTCTGGCAAGGGTTTAATATCTTTGAAATCTACTATTTTAAATGTAATGTTGTTATATTGCATGGTGGTCATATCAATGATTCCTTTTTGTTATTGTGTGAAAGCATCTAGTAAATTAAATTCCAGTGTGTCTGCTAATTACATTAATGCTACATTTTGCAGACTGAAATAAACAGCTTCGAGACACCTCGAAAACTGCTTATCCCAAGTGGTACCCACAAAAAACATTGGTGTAACATAGCGCGTAATATCTGTTATCTAGCAATACGCTAAAGACTGGTTCGTGGTGTTTAATTTATCGTTTCCAAAACTATGGCGACACAGCTTTTAACTTGCCGCCATAAAAAATTAACTGGGATTAGGTTTCTGAATTGTCGTCTAAGTGATGCCAGTCGATCAGTTCTGAATCAGGCTTAGTCAGTTGTCCGTTGCTACCAATATCAAAAGCACCTAAGACATTATGCAAAGATAGTATTCTGGCTTTTGAGTTAGTAATAACCAGATCAATCAAGTCTCCATATTCCTCGCCAAGTTTTTCATTAGCCATATTCAAAGTAATGAACTCCATAACATGCTCTAGTGTGCTAATATCGTTATGATCTAAGATACCAACAGCGCAGCCTTTGAATGTTGATACTGACACTTCTTTACCATTAATAATTTCTATATGGCTTGGTGTGTTTACTGGATAATATTTGCCTATACTCATGCTACTGACTCCAATGATTTTAATTGCTCAATAATTGATGAATACCAGCGCCATTGCTTAATGGGCGCTCCTTCATTATTTTTCTTTCCAACATCAGCCATTTCACCATATGGCTTACCTTTATCAGTAGCATCCCACTGTAAATTATTGTGACAATCTCTGAAACTTATCTGGTATCCGCGTTCTTTCAGCATCTTGTTAACACTTTGAGCAGATATATTCCCTAGTTGCATACCTATTTCAGTGGGGTTAAGTGTTTTTTCCTTAACTTCGGCGATTAAATCTATACCAAGCAAAGCTAAAGTTGAGTGTCCCTCTAGTTTAGTGGTTGCTCTATCGGCGCTGATAATAGCTTGATTACCTTTTAATCCATTAAGCTTGGCGATAGCCAGCATTGAACGGTGGGTTTTAGCTAGACGAGAGGGGTTAAGTTCTCTGATTGAGTTATTGAAGTCTTGGCGACTTGTGTCAACTGAGTAACTTCCAGTTTTGCGGATAGCTGGTAACACTTCATCACAAACCCATTCTTGAAACTTATCGGCAGATTCAAGGTTTGAACGCATTATTAAGCGATAGACATCGGACTCGGGTATTGCTTTTGTTTGTGTGTCAAGTTGTTGATTTGTATAGGGGTCGTGAATCGCTACCCCTATATCTTTCAATGACTTAGATTTTTTGCAATGTTTGATTATAGTTTCTCTTGTATTTGCATAGCCAAGTAGTGAGGCTACATCCTTGGCAATAAACCAAGGTGCTCCGTTTTCATCCGATATAATACGGATAGACTGAGATTCAAAAGAGAATTGCTGTAGTGCGGTTTGTGTAGAACTGTTGTTCATTATATTGACTCTTGGTTAAGAAATATAAACCGCTGCCAATATGCCAAACTTGGGCGGCGGAGTGAATCAGGTTGACATACCGGAACCAAGTACCGGCCCACCTTTCGATGGCCTAATTCACCCCGCCATAATAGAAGGGATGTTTTACGCATAAAAAAAACCGCTAAAATGCGGCGTTGTCATGCGCCTTGGTATTTCGGGATGTCAAGCCCGGTCGCACAATGTGGTGCAACTAGAGATAACATACCACGAAACAATATAAAAGTAAATTTGTAGGTAAATAATTAAATGTATTTCAAATACTAAATTATCTTACCTTGATAAAAAACAAAATTAGTGAGATAGTTAACAGATTTCGACTAATAATCATGATAGTATCAGTTTGCAGTACATGTTTTTAACTATTAACACGAGGTATTAAAGATGAAAATTATATTTGCTTTAGCTTTGGCGCTAACTTTATCAAGTAATGTTATTGCACACTCGGGCGGCGCTGATGCTAACGGCTGCCACATGGATCACAGAACAGGTTCTTGGCACTGCCATTAATTATTCATGGCGTCAGTATAAAAATTCTGTACTGACGCCTTATTATCAGGATCAACCTTGAATAACTCAATGGGTTCCCTCTCGCAAATAGATACAGCCCAATCTAAGGCTATACCTGATAGTTCATTGGAATTTACTTTAACCATGTTTATCAACCTTTTCCCCCGCCCACTGACGTAGCCATTCAAGTTCATCATCCACATTAAACCTAGATACCATAGCTTCTTTTGTATTAGATTGACGTTGTTTGAGGAGGGTTTCTAGGTTCCTTCTTCCTTCCTCAAGTGTTTTTAGACTCATACCTGAAGGACTCCCAACTTTCTCTTGGTCTTTGGGGCTAAATACTATTAGTTTCTTATGGGATTCATCGCATTTAAGCCCTGTGGCGTTTGTAAAAGCTTCTTTGCAATCATGCAAAGGCTCAAATATGCAGCCCATACACGGATCTGGGTTCTCCACGGATTGACCAAGATCGTCTACTAATTCAACTTCTATTGTTACTTTCATTTACTCCCATCAACTACCTTGCGTTAGAATTACTTTAGCTTGTGCGTCTAACCTTTCTCTAAGAAGTTTATTCTCATCTTCTAGTTCAGAAATACGGTTTAACATTTGCTGACAATTTGCGTAGGCGGGAATATCTTTTGTTGTTGGGTTTGTTCGGTATATTAAGCACAAGTCTCTCCCGCGTTTTTGTAGAGATTTTAAGGTGGCTTCGGTTATATACCCAATATGGTTTAGATGTTCTTTCATGGTATCACCTGTCTAAGTTGGATTATCGTGTGTTGTGAAGAATTAATGTGGGATTGCTCTCGCTATTGCCATAACTAAATTCTCTAACAGCTATTCTGCAATGCTCTCCTTTTCTTGCAAATTCGCGTGATACTTCATCAAGTAAAACTATTGGAGTATCAGGGTCTAAAGTTTTTAATTTTTCTACCATTTCGATAAAGTCTTTTAATTTCATTGTATCACCTGTTTATCGTGTAACGCATTGACTTTTAACGTAAATCATGTTAAAGTAGCGTGTAAATAGTGGCGTTAGTCATTCCTGACAATACTACCATCTTTGTTTATTTGTACTTTGGCATACACTGGAAGTTTTAACGATTTTCTTATGGCTTCCCCTGCCGCTATCTGATACTCGTTAAGTTCAGACTTAAGTTTGGATAATTCATCCTGATGTGCTTTTTCAAAAGAGCGCATCAGGTCGATAGCATGTGGTGAATAAAAGGCTAGATCATAGTTTTCATGCCCGCCCATGGCGCTGGTAGCAAGTGAATTAAGTTGTTCTGCATTTAAATTTAGATTGCATTCTTCTGCACCAAGTAAAATACATTCTTCCCAGTATTGTAGTTCTGTCATGATAATCACCTTTATTCGTTGCTGTTATTTTGGTGTGCATTAGTTTTTATCTTGGGATTCATTGCCAACACTTCTAAGCAATACTGCACTGTATAAGGACAATCACCACCATGCTCAAGACTAAAATACTTTCTCATGCTTCTATCGCTTATCCCAAGATAGATAGCAACTTTACGCTGAGATAGACCAGCTTGCTCGATAAGTGATCTTAAATAAGCTGGGTCTGGATTATGAGTTCTTGAGTCTGGTAGGTGCATGGTTATTCCAGTATGGCTTTTTTATATTTTTCGGCGTAAATGTTAAGAACTTTGTATATAGATATTAATTCTTCAATTAGTTCTCTTTCACTAAATGACTTTAATGCTTCATCTAGTACATTTTCAAAATCAACTATTAAAGCACCTGAATGCGAGTCATGAATTTTGCCATCATAAGTGGTAAAGTTCACAGGAATGTTGATTGTTAGATATGGCTTAGTAAGTCTACCTTGAGAGTTAAGATCAAGGTCAAAAAGCAATCTTCCTCGATGGTCTGTAGCATTGATAGGTACTTCTTTAGCAATATCAAGCATAATAGTCATAAAATCCCCCTGAAAGCATTGCTCATTGCATCCATCCTGGTAAGGCCACAAGATACAATAAGATCATTACCATAATGCAGTACACAAACATACTGCCCCAATCTTTTATTTCTGTAAATAGTCATAATAAGAACCTCTCGTAATTCGATGGTTATAAAAGGGTAGAGTTATAGCTAACTGACTATATCTGATCTAATAAAAAACGGAGCACCAGAAAAATCAGTAATCCAAAACACTTCACGCAAAGTTAATATAATGTTTGCCTTATCCGAATCAGATCGAGATTTAATAAACTCTCTCTCAAGATCAAATACTTGATTTTGTTCTTTGTCGGTAAGAGTCCGTTTTGATTTTGCACATAAAGAAGTAAGCATAGTATTCCCCTGATTAAAGCCTTCCTTGGCTTGGTGTGCATTAGTTAAAGTATGGTAACTCGTTTTCTAGCGTTGCAAGTTGCTTAGAGATAAATCTAAGCCCTGCCAGTGTTGTGAATCTACCTTTTCCGTACATGCTATAAGCCTGATCGAGTACATGAAACTTTACATGCCTTGGTAACGGTGACATCTTAAACTCTGACTGTACCTTGATGTACATGACCTTAATAACGAGTGATGATAATACTGCTTTCATGTTAACCTCTAATTATGGTTATTAATGCTCTTATCCTTGAGTTATGGGGTGCAATTCCAATGCGTAATTATTTTATCAAAATAACTGGTAATAGTATATAAATATTATTACCATACAGTATTTATTTTTGCGGAATCATTGCTTTTTTAATAGCGTTAATAATATCCTGAAAATCATTATATGAACCCCAGTTTTTAGACAAAAACATTTGCGCCACATATAATATTGCTAATTGTTCGGTTTGGCTCATAGCATGAGTTTTACGCACAAAAGCGGCTAATTCTGGCTTAATATCATCAATATCTACCTCACCAAAATTATCCATAATGTCAGATGCAATTCTAGCGGGTACACCATGGGCTGGAAAATAACAGCCAGCGTAGACATTCAGTATAATTTCCCATTCTTTTACACTTAATTCTGGCAATGATGATCTAACCAAATATATTAGTTGCTCGAATGTAGCATTAATAGCTTCTGACCATTTCGCCCCTTGCTCAAAATCATCTTTTTTGGTTGTGACCTCTATCCAGTTGGTAGTGAGATCAGATAAGAAAACGCTCTTTTTAGTAGCCATGTTATTTCCAGGTTTATACGCATCCATGCGCGTTAGTGTTAAATTGAAATATTATAATTAAGAGCCTTAGCCATAGTCCTTAACTCAGATTCAAAAGGTGCTGCTTTGCTTGGCTCCGCCTTTACTAGTGATTCAATGTAAGCTGGACTAAAAGTGTCCTTGATTGACAACCCAAAGGCATCACAAAACGCTCTAATACCGTTATCACAAAAGCCTAAATCTTTGCAGAGTTTATATGAGATCGGTTCATTAACTTTTTTGAATGCTGCTTTGATTTTAGTGTGAATACCCTTGACAGCATCACGAATAGTTTCAGCGTGATAGGTTACGCCGTTAAGCACAACGCAATAGTCCACAAACTCACCTAATAAAGTGCGTTCGTATATTCTTAGCTTGCCCATAACTCTAATCAATCTACCATCATAAAATTTATCAAGTCGAATAGATAAGTTGAGTGTAGATTCTGGTGGTGTAAATAAACCGCTTTCTTTAATTGCCTGTAGCAACACATTACCTCGCCAAGCATCAAAAGGCACGGTAGCCAGTGTTTTAAATCCGCCTTTAACGCGTTTGTCTGCCTTTGAGATTATAACGCGTCTATTAGATACTTCTTTAACTCCTCCATGCTGACGATGCCAGCCTTTAGAGTAGCGGTTCATATTCCATTCAACATGCTCATGTTGAGTAAAAATGAATTTTCCAATAACTACTTTTGATACTTGATTAAAGTTTTTCATTGTCTCATTCCCCGCTATCTCATTTGATAGCATCAGTTGATTAAAAAGCCTTTTCTTTAAAAGGTGACTTATTATTTACCTTTTATCGTACCTTGTCAACACTTATGTGCGATTTATTTGCGAATACTTGTAAAAATAAATGAAAACACAATATATAGTAGTTTTTGTTTTTCGCTTGCACTATATATAGATATGTGCTATATTTGGGATAAATAAATGCGGCATGTGTTGCCGATTAATTGAACAATGTTTAATAAAGGTATTTATGGCTCTCAGTCCGTTTGCAAAACCCCAGATTAACTCAGCGCAATCTATGCCGACTGGCGATGATCCGGCCTTATCTAATCCTGCCCAGGATAGTGAACAACAACCAGAAGCGCCAGAGTTTGCAATCACAATAGAGGTCTACTCAGATGGTACAGTTAAAGTCGGTCAAGAAGCAGAAGAGACAGCCGGGAGTGAGAACACAGAAGTCACAGACCAAACCGCTATGTCGCAAGAGAGCATGACCAGTGACGATGACTCAGGTATGCAAACAGTAGATAGCATTGATGCAGCTCTCAAAGTAGCGAAGATGAAGCTTGAAGAGCATATGTCGGGTGGTGTTAGTCCGTTTGATGTCGGTATGGCTAAAGGTGGATTGCAAGTTCAGGGAGTAACGAAGAAAACTCCGAAACTTGGAATGCCTAGTGGATATAACGAGTAAGCGAAAACAGTCTAAGTCATGATTAACACATGCTTTAAAAAACATAACAAAATCAACAAAGTGAATTTAGGCTTATTTGATATTGTGTTTTATTGCTATGAGGTAATTAATGGCAGCTAGAACAAGACGCATTGAACTAAACGAGAAGTGGAAAGACGGCGTCCGTGTTGGCAATCTAATGAATCGTTTGCAGAAGTGTGCTGAAGGGGAAATTGAAATGACTCAGACGCAGTTAAAAGCTACTGAGATCATCTTGAAAAAGCTGTTACCTGATATGAAGGCGATAGATCAGACTGTCAGTGGTGGATTAGATTTACAGTTTACTGAGATTCAACGCAAGATATTGAAGGACGATTTTCAGCATTAATGACGGCATTAGTGATCGAGACTGCCAAAGTGTTCGAGCCTCTGCTACAGCCAAGCAGATATAAAGGCGTACACGGCGGGAGGGGTTCAGGAAAAAGTCACTTCTTTGCTGAGTCAGTTGTAGAGCGTCACTATCAGAAAAAAACAGATACGGTCTGTGTTCGTGAGATTCAGAAGTCGCTTAATCAATCAGTCAAGAAATTAATAGAATCTAAGATAGATCAGTTTCAACTTAATGACTTCTTTGAAATACAAGAATCAGTCATTAAGGATAAACGCGGCGGTCTGATGATATTCAATGGTATGCAGAACCACACTAGCGACAGTATCAAGTCACTAGAGGGTTTTGATATAGCGTGGTGCGAAGAAGCTCAGAGTTTATCACAGCGCAGCCTAGACTTATTGCGCCCAACTATCCGCAAACCTGATTCAGAAATATGGTTTTCATGGAATCCAGAGTACGAAACAGACCCGATTGATGCGTTCTTGCGTGGTGAATCTGTACCTGAGTCTAGCATCGTCATAGAGGCTAACTACTACGACAACCCCAAATTCCCCGATGTTTTAAAAGACGAAATGGAATTTGACCGCGCACGCGACTACGACAAGTATCTGCATGTTTGGGAAGGTAAGTATAAGACTAATAGTGATTCAAGAGTATTCAAGAATTGGAAAGTGCAAGAGTTCGATAGTCCAGACAATGTGACTTACTACCTTGGTGCTGATTGGGGATTTAGTGTAGACCCTAGTGTACTTGTCAGATGCCGCGTAGATGGTCGCAAGCTCTATATAGACTATGAAGCATACATGGTCGGATGTGAGATAGACCAACTACCAATGCTATTTGATCGTGTTCCTGACTCACGCAAGTTTTTCATCACAGCAGACTCAGCACGCCCTGAAACTATCAGCTATATGCAGCGGCACGGTTTTCCGAAGATCAATAAAGCATCAAAAGGCAAAGGCAGCATAGAAGATGGTATCGAGTTTCTACAGTCTTTTGACATTATTGTGCATCCACGCTGCGTAGAGACTATCAAAGAGCTAACGATGTATAGCTATAAAGTAGATAAATTAACTGGTCAAGTGCAGCCACACCTAGAAGATAAAGAAAACCATGTAATTGACGCATTACGCTACAGCTTAGAGTCAGCTCGCAAGTTCACTAAAACGCAGAATAGAACGATTATCCTGCCGAAACACACATTTAGAGACAGGAGCGCAGGCTATTAATTAATGATAGATATATTTGGCGCTAATACTGAAGAAGATCAACAGTTAGAAATACTTATGGCGTTCGCTGGCAACTTAGCTGGCAAACGCAAAGAAGCAGTCAAGTACCGCAGAGAAAGCGGCATTGAGAAAATCTGGCAGGAAGATGAAGATGCTTATGACGCGATAGATGAGTTCAACAGCCATGAGCAGTATTACAAACCAACTTCGATGAACGGCAGAGTAACCTACTCTACTAACGAAGGCGAAATCTCAGGTTGTACGCTATACACTCCAATCACGCAAATGTATGTTGATCTATGCGCAGCTCGCGCAGTAGACATGCTAACGCCGACAAATGATAAACAGTTTTCCTTCAAACCCACACCAATCGCTACCAGTGTAGCAAGTCTAAAAAACGATCTTCAATCCAAAATGAGTAATGACCATAGCGGATTGTTAGAGAAAATCTTAGGCTCATTCGATAAAACAGGTCAGGCTGTAGGCTCAGCTCAGGTAACCCCTGTGCTACAGTCTGCACCTCCCTCCGATGTGGGGCAAGATGCTAGTGCTATGCAACCTGATGCTATGCAAGGTATGCAGCCACAAGGACTGCCACCAGCACAACCAGCAGGACTACCGCAAGCAGCACAGCAAGGTTTACCAGCAGCACAAGGCAATCCGTTAGCTGCAATGATGGGCGCTCAACCGCAAGCAGCGCAGCCAAATGCGCCGCAGACGCCCGAAGAACTAGCACAAGCTAAAGTTCAAGACGAAGCGCAAGAAGCAGCAGAGAAGGCAGAACAGCAAATCTGGGATTGGCTTGAAGAATCTGGTTGGGTAGGTGAGCTAAGAAAGAATATTCAGAGCATGGCTAAAATAGGCTCAGGCGTATTAAAAGGCCCGTTCCCCTATCGAGTAACCTCGCGTGAGTCACGCAAAACACCTTTCGGCATGGAGCTTATCAAAGTAGACCGTGTACAGCCAGGTAGTAAGTTCATCAGTCCTTGGAATCTATACCCAGACCCAGCGTGCGGCGATGATATTCACAATGGCTCGTTTGTATTTGAGCGCGACAACATCACATCAAAACAGTTGCAAGAGTTTCTCGGTCAAGATTACCTAGATGACCAAATCAAGATCATTCTGAAAGAGGGGCCGAATAAAGCCTACGAGAACGATAACGACAAGCGCAATAACAAGAGTGAAAACGATAGATACGAAATATGGTACTACCACGGATTCGCTAACGCAGAAGAACTCAGAGCAGCAGGCTGTGAATGTGATGATGACGAAGTGACACCAGTTGTCGTGACAATGGTTAATGATCGCGTTATCAAAGCTACACTAAGCGTGCTAGATAGCGGTGAGTTCCCTTATGACATCTTTGTATGGCAAGAAATCAATGATTCTCCTTGGGGCAAAGGCATTGGTCGCATCATTCGTACTGAACAACGCAAGCTTAATGCAGCAGTTCGTAATCTCATGGATAACGCTGGAATCAGTGCTGGGCCACAGATCATACTGAAAGATGGCGTGATTACACCAGCAGACGGCGAATGGGAGCTTACACCACGCAAGATTTGGCTAGCAGATGCTAATGCAGATGCAGGACAAGTGCAGCACGCCATGAGTTCTATAGTGATACCAAGCCTACAAGCTGAACTCATGGAAATCATTAAGATGTCAATGGAAATGGCAGAGAAGCTCTGTCAAATGCCCTTAATGATGCAAGGCAGCCAAGGTGGAAGTCCTGAGACAGCTCAAGGTAGACAACTATTACAGAACAACAGCAATACAGCATTACGCAGAGTCGCTCGTAATTTCGATGATCGGTTAGTTCCGCATCTGAAACGCTATTATGAATGGCTGATGGTGTACGGTGAGGATGATAGTTGCAAGGGCGACTTCCAAATTCAAGCTATGGGTAGCACATCACTGTACGAGCGTGACGCATCTAATCAGTTTTTAAGTCAGATCGCACCGCTAGTCATGAACCCACAATCTGGTATGTCTTATGCTCGCTGGCTAGAACAGATGCTCAAAGCAAACAAGGTGGACTATAAACCTCTAATGCTTACAGATGCAGAAAAAGCAGAAGCAGCACAGCAGCAACCACCAGCACCACCACAAATTGAAGCTGCAAATATCAGATCGCAGTCAGCTATACAGATTGCACAGCTTAACGCACAGTCCGAAGCTCAGAATCTACAGCTTAAGAACGCTGAAACTATGCAAGAACTTGAATATAAAGAAAGACTTGCTGCAACCCAACTGTCAATCAAAATGGACGAAGCTGAAAGACAACGCGAACATGAAATTGCTATGGAAAAGCTGCGCAATCAGAATGTGATGATGCAATACGCCATGCAACACAACCTCACATGGCAGCAGGTAGAACAGGAGCTTAAAGTGGATGTCGCTAGGGATGCGCTGAAGCTTAAGACTCAGAAAGAACTAAGTCAAGAAGCTATGGCGGCAGACCTACAGAAGCATCATTCAATCTCTGGAAAGGACTTGTATAAGCATAATACGCAAGCATCAAGCCCACTAGTTGAGCCAGCAGGCAGAGCAAGTCCAGGGCAGGCTTATGCAGAATAATCAACTAAACGGCATCACTGTAATTCAGTCTGACGCATTCAATGCTAGAGAAATTATAGATATGACTCCGTGCTTAGTAATTGGGAAATCAAGAAGCAGCATATACCTACACTGTAATCTAGGCTACATACCAAGCAATGAGTTAGATGCAAAGCCTTGTTTTATAGCATCAATAGAATTAAACACCCCTTTTTTTAACCAACAATTAAACATTGTTTAATAAATGAAACTCACGCAAGCAGAAAGAGAATCGTACATGTGGGAAAAGATAGCGTCCAGCATTGCTGAGCGCATCGAACTGCATAGAACGAAACTCGAAAATGCTGGCGTTGATGAATTAGAAACAGCTCGGTTACGCGGGCGAATAATCGAACTGCGGTGGCTACTCACAATAGCTGAGTTAGACACAGCAGACAAAATCAAAGGCCGCATCGTAACTGGCGACCAGAGCAGCAAACAAGCGACTTTCAAGCCGCTGTAAAAATAGGTATCTGAAAATGAACAAAGAATTAGAAACAACTAGTGAAGATTTAGAAAGTGCTTTTATGTCCGGTATGTCCAATGTAACTGGTGAGTCCTATGAGACTGACAGTGATGATGCAGATGTCGAGCAAGAAGTAATTGAAGAACCAGAAGTAGTTGAACCCAACCCACTTGATGAACTCAGAACACGGTTTGACGCATATCAAGAGCACTTAGATCGCATCAAAGACCTAGACCCTAACGCTGTGTACAAGCGATTAGATCAGGCATTCGGCAAATTAGGACAACTAGACAGTGACTTAAAAACATTTAAGCCGCAACCAGTCGAAGTGACTATCACGCCTGATATGCTGGAATCAATTAATGAACAATTCGGGGATGATCTATCCGTATCGTTTGCTAACGATTTAAGCAAGATTCTCAATAAATTACAGTTAGTTAGAGAAGTTCAAAGCCAATCAATTACGCCAGATGATTTGACTGCATTAGTAGCCGAAAAACTGCAAGCGGAAAGAGAGGTACTTAAAAGCGACTTCGCTAAAGAACAGTTTGAAAGAGAACACAAGCGATTACTAAGACGCCACAAAGATGCGCACGAAATATCTGATTCACAAGAATTTAAAGACTGGGTGAACTCCGAACCTGAAGTGCTAGAGATTCTACTAGACCCTGTTTTAGCTAATGACGCGTCAGAAATATCAGATGTCCTAGATAAATTCAAGCAGTTAAAAGCTGCGAAAGCTAAAGAACAGCAAACCAAACAAGAGAAGCTGAATAGAGCGGTCGTCCCAAAGACTTCAGCACCAGCAAACAACACAAAAACCCTATCTACCTCGGACGCTTTTAATCTTGGACTGACATCCAAACTAAAAGAGTTGGGGAGATAACAACTATATGGTGAATTAATGGCATTAGGTCATACATACGACTCACAGGCTTCGCGTCTTGCGCAGCTCTCAGGTGAGTTTATCGCATACGCAATTCCGGCAGAAGTTCTTGGCAATGTTGCTATGAACAAAAAAATGCCTAAAAACAAAACAGATACCGTGACTTACTCATCTTGGGTTCCTTACGGTGGTACTGTTTCAGCTCCAAACACTTGGTCTATCGCAATCGCTGAGCACATCACTACTGAAGGTGTCACACCTCAAGCTGATAGCTTAGTTCGTCGTGATATACCAATCAAATTAGTACAGTATTCAGCTTTATACAGCTACACCGATAAAGACGAAGATTTGTATGAAGATGACATCATGGAAGGCATGAAGCAAAACATCGGTAATCGTATGTCTTTGGTTCGTGAGTTAGCTATTTGGGGCCAGATGAAAGGCTCAACTAACAAATTCTATGCTAACGCAACTGGTACAACTGCGACCTCACGCGCAACTGTATCAGGTAAACTTAATGATGTAGTTTGTTCTCGTATCGTGCGCTCTCTGCAAAAGAATCACGGCAAATTAATCACTAAGGTGCTCAACTCTACAGGCAACTGGGGTACTCGTCAAGTAGAACCTTCATATGTAGCGTTTGCACATACTGATTTAGAGCAAGACATCCGCGATTTGCCCGGCTTCACTGTTACTGCTTTGTACGGTCAACGCCAATTAATCAATGATCGTGAAATCGGTACATGGAGAAACATCCGTTTCGTATTAAGTCCTGAATTGAGCTCTTATCCTAACGCTGCATCTTCTATTACTGCATCTACTTATGACTTATACACCACTGGCGGTACTAACCCAGACGTATATCCTGTTGTATTTGTAGCTGAAGAAGCATTTATCCAAGTTGCTTTACGCGGTCAAGAATCAGTCGAAGCTATTTATTTAGACACCAAACCTACCAAAGCTGACCCCATCGGTCAACGCGGTTATGTGGGCGCTAAATTCTGGCATGGTTGCGGTATCGCTAACCCAGGCTGGTTGGCGGTTGCTGAAGTTGCGGCTAACGCATTGTCTGGCTAGGACACTAGGGGTGATGTCACAGTCACCCCGTTTATTGGAGACATAAATGGCAATAGTAACCACACAATCAATAGCAAAGCGCACAGCAGCTATAACAGATCAGCGTACAGCACTTGAGTTAAGACAAGCTCTTAATGCAGCTCAAGCGGATTTAGCGGCATTACGCGCGGCAATCATTGGTATCACAGCCAAGTTAGATGCTGACGCAGGTGTAACAGACACTAACTACGGCGCACTCTGGAACCCAGCGGCTCTTAAACTCATTCCATAGGATAAATTAATGCAAGCAGATTTTCTCTCAAGCGGTTCTTATACTGCGAACGTAGCTGGCTTATCAGCAGGCACTACTAGCACTATTTCAACTGCAAACATCATTCATTATTTCATCAATAGTGATGGCAAAACCAAAGCAGCGGTAACTAACCAAGCTACACCGACTACTGATATTGTAACTGGCTTAGCTTTTGTTGCTGTAACTCCTACAGCTTCAGTCGGTAAAGCGTGTGCTTATACATTGGGCTTAGATGCTTCAGGCAACATTGTAGCTGCTCAAGGCAACATCGTAGATTGGGATGGTGCAACTACCGCTCCTAGCTATGGATTCGGTAATCAAGTGCCTAAAGCCCCTAACTTATCTGCAACTTATGCGCCATTCGGTGTGATTTTAGTGCGTAACGCAGCAGGTAGTTCAGCATTTACTTTCGGTACTACTTCTTTTGCACAATCAGGTTTAAGCAACGTGTTTCATAGCGTGGGCTTTATCCCTGCTAGACCGTTCTTAACCTAGAACTATTGACCGGGTGAAATATCCCGGTCTTTTCCCTTTTAACTTACTGAGAATAATAAAATGGCAAGAAAATACAATACAGATAATATGGATATTGGTGGTGAAAGATCAATCATTATTCCAGGCTCAGGTGAAATAGACAAAGACGAATTACTAGAGGATTTTGGTAGTCAGTATGAAGCTGTAGACCCTTCGGCAAATATCGCTAAATTGCTAGAAGAAGAACGCTTCATGAATGAAAAAATCGAAGTCGTTGTCAATGAGTCAGGTAATCCACTAGACCCTATTGAAATTCCTGTATGCCATAACGGTATCTGGCAAACATTTATTCGTGGTATGCCGAAATGGGTAAAGCGTAAATTTGTTTATGTATTAGCCAGCGTCAAGACTGAGAACATTAGAACCCAAGAAGTTGTTGGTCGTGATAATGAAAAGTCTACAGAATTAAAGTCGTTCTTTACTCCTACGCATCACATCACCATCTTGAACGACCCTAATCCTAAAGGTCATGGCTGGTTGCAAACTGTGCGTGCTGAGCGTTCATAATGACAAAGCTTGAACTGTGTAAGCGGTTACGGCAAGAAGCGTCTATCTCAGGCGATGGGCCTGCTTCTACATTGAATCAAACGGGTGAAATGCTACGCTTAGTCAACTGGATAGAACAGGCGTATGAGGAAATCCAGAATATGCGCCAAGACTGGTTATTTCGCACTAAGGAATTTAGTTTTCAGACAATCTCAGGCCAGAAAATATATCCTAAAACTTATGGTGGATATACAGACATTCGAGACTGGAAACCTAATTCATTCAGAGTCTACACTACGGCAACTGGTATCTATGACGAGCAATGGTTAAGGTATCTGGATTACAACACGCATTTTCGTGATTACCGTGATTTTGGTGCAGCATCGACACAAACAGGTAGACCGTTTGATTTTTCAATCAAACCAGATAAGTCGTTAGTGTTATTTCCTATCCCTGACGCTACAGGCTACACAGTAAAAGGTCAGTATTACAGTACACCACATCAAATGGTGACTGATATTGATGAACCTATTATTCCTGAACAATATCAACTGATTATTGTCTGGAAGGCTTTACAAGAATACGGTTTTTATGAATCCGCGCAAGAATGCATTGCTAGAGGTCAAAAGAACTTTGCATCTTATTACAGAGACTTGACTTTCGAGCAAGCGCCTAAACCTAGAATTGGGAGATCACTTGCTTAATGCCGCAAGGTTTACCGCAGGTTAAAACAGCTTCAGTTAGTATGCGTGGTGGTATTGATCTATCAACGCCACACGATAGTATTCAACCAGGATTCATGCTTGAAGCTAGAAACTTCAAAGCCTTAGTTACTGGTGGTTATCAAACAATCAATGGTTATGAGCGTACTTGCGGTGGCCCAACATTAGACTCAAATCCTTGGTATGCGTTAACGCTATCCAATACCACCTCATTCACCATTGGTACAGCATTAACCGATGCCACTAGCGGTGCTACTGGATATATTGTAGCTAAGGATGATACGCTTAAACAGCTTTGTATTGTGAATTTAACAGGTTCATTTGGTATCGGTAATAGCATTACTGCGCATAGTGGTGTGACTGTTGTTGCTAAAGAATCTCAAAATGGTGCAGGTACTTCAGCTTTAAATAGAGCATGGCAATTAGCCTCTAACAATTACTTTCGTAACTTACTGTCGCCAGTACCAGGAACAGGAAATGTATTGGGCGTATGGGTTTACAAAACCAATTACTACGCATTCAGAAGCAATGGCACAAATGTCATTATGTATGTCGGCAACGGCACATCATGGACAGCAGTCACATTCTATAGCTTGCTAAAGTTCAATACTGGTGTTGGTGCAGTGGGTGATTTAGCTGAAGGTGTAGTCATTACGGGCGGCACATCAGGTGCAACGGGTACGATTAAGCGCATTGTCAAGTATAGCGGCTCTTGGGGTACGGATGCGGCAGGTTATATGGTGGTACAAATATCATCAGGTGCGTTTATTAATGCTGAAGCTATTAAGAAAGCAGGTGTAACTAAAGCCACTACCAATGGTGCAAGCTCAGCTATTACATTAACAGCAGGCGCTAATAAGTTCCAGTTTGTAAACTATAACTTCTACGCATCGACTGATACTTTCAGAATGTATGGTTGTGATGGTGTTAATCCTGCATTTGAATTTGATGGCACGATATTTACACCGATCATTTTACCGACATTACCGAATGCCCCGTTTGACAACAAGCCTCTGTATATTGAAGCGCATAAAAACTATTTATGGCTAGCGTTCAGAAAAGGCTCATTACAATCCTCTGTCTTGGGCGAGCCTCTTAACTTTAGCGGATTTCTAGGTGCAGCAGAATACGGTCTAGGAAGCGAAATAAAAGGCATGAGGTCAGTGCTTGATAATGCCTTAATCATTTCCACAGAACGACAAATAAGCGCCATGTATGGCAGCACAACGGCTGATTTTACATTGAAGGTACTATCGGCAGATACCAGTGGTATAGACAACACTTGCGCGGTATCAGTTAGACCCTACATGATGACCAAGAAGGGTATTATTAGGTTAGACCCTACCCAGGCTTTTGGGGACTTTCAGAGCGGTACAGTATCTAGGCTAATCTGGCCTCTGGTGAATGACTTAATCAGCACTAAGGCAGTTGTTGGTGCTGGTATATCACGCATAAACAACCAATACAGAATCTATCTCAATGACGGTACAGGAATAATCTTAACTCAAGATGCCTTGTATGCCGACAACAGCTTGCCACAGTTCACAACATTCAGCTATTACCATATTCCTGTATGCATTAGCTCGGTGAATGTCGATGACTATACAGAGGTGATGCTGTTTGGCGATAAAGACGGTTATGTCTATCGTGAAGATACAGGGAATAACTGTGATGGTCAGCCTATGGTTTACGCATTACGCACACCGTTCTTGCATCTTGGTTCACCTAGCATCATTAAGCGATACAAGCGCATTGAGATTAATTCTAAAGGTACGAATGGTTCAGCTATTCGCTTCAGCTATGAATTAGCTTACGGAAATACCAATCGCGAAAGTAGCACACCAGTCAATTTAGAAGTTAAGGGGGCTGGTGGCTATTGGGGTGCTGGTAGATGGGCGCAAATGTCATGGTCATCACCCATTATAGATCAACAGATTCTTAGCTTAACAGGCAATGGTCAAAACATTTCATTCCTATTTTACGGTAATAGCGACCAATCAGAGCCATTTACATTGAACAGCGTCACTGTTCATTATCTACCCAATCGAATTAACAGGGGATAAATGACAACATACTATGTAACCACACACACATTTCCTGATAATACTTTAGCCAAAGGAACCGATGTCTACTCTGAGTTCTTGGCAATACAGAGTGCATTTGCTAGCGTAGATAGTACATTTAATAACTATGGTTCAGCGGTTAACTTATACAACAAGCTACATCTTGGAGCTAAAAGCTCAGCACCTACAGTTGATAACAGTGGCGGCGCATTACAGACAGGTGCTGATTATTTTGATACTACCACTAATCGCATCGGTGTATGGAACGGCACAGCATGGGTTTATGATTCGCTTGATTCTTACAATAGCAAGGTAGCAGCCGCCGCATCAGCTAGTGCAGCAGCAACAAGCGCATCAGCAGCAGCAACAATAGTTTCTACATTTCCATCTATAACTTCTGCAAATGCTGGTCAATCACTATTAATTAATTCTACTGGAACAGCTTATTTAGCAGATTCAGCCGCCAAGGGATTCAGAAACAAGATTATCAATGGCGATTTTCAGATATGGCAAGGTGGGACGAGTTTTACTAATCCTACTAACGCATCTACATCATTTTGCGCGGATGACTGGCAATATAATAGAACCTCATATACGTCAGGTATAACTGCATCGAAACAAACTGTAAACGGATTACCAGCTTTAAAAGTCCAGCGAACAGCGGGCGATACATCAACCGCAAATTTGTATTTAAGTAAGTCGTTTGAATCTATTGAGATTGCTAAATTTGCCGGAAAAACAGTAACATTATCATTAAAAATTCAAAAAGGGGGTAATTTCTCATCCACCAGTAATTTATTGGGTATTGTTTCCCAATACGGAACAGGAGTTGAATCTTCTATACTTACAGCTGGATTCACTGGCGGAGGAACTATATACAATACCCCCATTACACTAAATGCAGCACAAACTTTATATCAATTACAAATAGCAGTGCCTGCAAGCGCCACGCAATTTGGAACTTACTTTACATATACTCCTACCGGCACTGCTGGGGCAGACGATTCATTTACGATAACAGATGTGCAACTCGAAGAAGGCTCAGTAGCAACGCCGTTTGAAAGAAAACCATACAGTATAGAACTTAGTTTATGCCAACGATACTATCAGACATATACTGTGTTTGTTAGCCAATCGTCTACATCTAAAACAACATTCCCAATCAATATGCGAACCACGCCTACGATTGGAGGTGGTGGAGCGGGTTTTACATCAACAGGAACAACAGCAGACGCTTTACATTGTTATCAAACAACAGGGGCAGTTCAGACATTAACATTGTCAGCGAGATTATAAAAAATGTACAAACTAACACACACAGACACAATTATCCGCATTGCTGATGGCGCAAGTATTCCAGCAGATGAAAATAACTCAGATTACAGAGAGTATTTAAAATGGCGCGATGGTTGGGTTGAGGGTGTAATCACATTAGGTTTGCAAGATGGAGAGTACGTATGGGAACCCACAGGTGAAGTTATTGAGCACCCGCCGCACACCCCAGAACCTGCCGATCCGTTACCTCCTGTTATTTACACAGCAAGTGCAGCATCATTTAGACGCGCATTGAGGCGGCTAAATATAAGAGATACTGTTGAAGATGCAATACAAAACAGCAATGATGGCGAGTTAATTGACATGTGGGAGTATGAGACCACGCTACATTCTAACAACACGCACTTAGTTACATTCGCTGAGAGTTTAAGTATTAGCTACAAGATTGAACAAGTTTTTATTTTAGCAAATTCTTTAGATAGTTAACTACTGAGTCAAGAATCTCAAATGAAATCAATTAAACATTATGACCAAGGAGACTAATGTCTATACAGGATTACTCGGAGCGTGTCATGCGTACTGAAGAAGATTTAAAAGATATTCACGATGACTTACATGATATTCGTGAAGATTTTAATGGTTTCGAGCGGTCAATGAAATCAGACTTTAACATGCTATGCAAACAAGTATCTGAACTATCAACATCAATAAGCCTATTAGCCTCCACTATGAGTGAGCGTGATAAGCAAAGTCAAATTATCTATGAAGGCTACAAGACTACATTTGAGCGATTCGGCAATAAGATTGATGATATTGATACTCGGCTACACATAGATACTAAAAACATTGATGATCGTGTACGTTCATTAGAAATGGCTAATGCTAGAACGCAGGTCATGACATCAATTAGTAAGACAATATTAGTAGGTGCAAGCTCAGCTATTGGTGCGCTAGTAATGTACTTACTACAATATGTAGTGACTTCGCATAACAACTAGCACTATATGTTGTGTTTTTTGAAATTAAATTAAACAATGTTTAATTACTTGCTATAATATAGCAAAAATGATATAGGGGGTTAATGGCAAGTCCAACACAATCTGATTACGATAAATTCAATAGTTATATAAATAGCTCAAATCCAAACGACTACGCAAAAGCAGCAGACTTAGCTAGGTCATTTGGATTTAATGATAGTCAAATATCCAATTATGTTGGCCAGCAACTTGGTTCAACTACAGCAGCGTCTAATGCGGCAAATTATTTAAGCAACTATCAGACGCCTTCACCAAGTCCTGCTCCTGCTCCACAGGTATATAATCCACCACCAGTTCCAGCTCCATCAAGCGTTGTCCCTGATTGGCATACATCGGTAAACAATGTAGTTTCTGGGCTACTTGGTAATACTCCTGTACCAACACCTTCAGCTACGCCAATACCAAAGCCAAAGCCATTACCAGACCAAGCCCCTACCGCAATTAACATACCAGCAGATAATGTAGGCCCAGCTTACGGAACCTATGGAAATGTCAATCCAAATACATTGGCCTCATTTGATTCAGCGATAAAATCAAAAGACTACACTGGTGCATATAAAACCGCTAAGGATGCAGGCTATAGCGATACAGATATTGCTAACTACATAAAAAGCAATAGCACTAAAGATGGTTTCTCTGACCCGCAAGTTAACCAATGGATTAATGCGGTTAATAGTAAAACTACGCCTGCTAGCAATGGCTTTGACTTCTGGAATACTAGAGGCTTAGGGCCGCAGCAAAATTCCACAAACAATACACCTAATAGTGGGGCAAATAACACAACCACAGGGCAAACAACAATGCCACTGTACACCACGGATGGTAAATTAGTTAATACAACACCTTCAAGTAATGGGTTATTAGCTTATAAAGGCGCTCAGCAGTATCAAGATATTGTCAATTTTGCTAAGGCTCAAGGTATTACGGTGCCGCAAGCACAAGCGCAATTAGGGCAGGTTACCCCTGAAGCGACATCGCAGTATCAGTTAGCGAAAATCACTGGTGAAGATTCGCCTTTGATGCAGTTAGCACAAAAGTCAGGTGAGCGTACAGCGGCAGGTCGTGGGTTATTGAATAGTTCAATATCGGCAGGTAATGCGCAAGCTGAAATGGTGAAATCGGCTCAACCGTTTGCATTACAAGATTCTAGCACTTATCAGCAGCAAAATCTAGCAAATCAAACTGCACGAAATCAAGCAAATCAGCTTAATGCTAACAACCAAAATACAGCCGATTTAGCAATATTGAATGCTGGGTTAAATACTGCATCATCATCTTATTTGGCTAACTCAGATTATGCAAATAGAGCAGGTTTAAGTGATATTTTAACTGCGAACCAAATTCAGCAACAGCACTTGCAGAATATAGACACAGGCGCATTGAATGCGCAACAGTCACAGTTATCTATTAATCAAGCTAATAATCAAGCTGAACTGCAAAAAGCTATTAATTACAGCCAAGCTTACAATAGTTATTTATCTCAAAATGCATTACAAGATTCTCAGCAAGCATTTGATAAGTGGAAAACTGAGACAGGAAATAGTCAGGCATTAAAACTTGCAGGTATTAATAATTCAGCACAGTTAGAGCAAGCAAGAATTAGTGCTTCAGCTAGTATGTATGGCTCAGATAAAAGTGCTGCATCGAGTATGTATAATGCAAATCTTAATGCAGAAACAAGTAAATATAATACTGATACACAAGCGAGCACTAGCTTAGCCAACGCAAACTTAAATGCATCCGTTCAACGAGAAGGTAATAACTTAAGCTATCTGTCAAATAAATATCAAACAGACAAAACATTTAAGACAAATATTGATAATCAAATTGTCAATTTATCTAATAATGCTGCACAACTTTCGGATAATGTTTTCCGTGACCCAACGGTATCAACAGAGAATAAATTTCAAACTGTTGCCGGGGTAATTGCACCGCAGCTTAATGCATACAATCTAATTAATGGTCAGATAGGCATTCCACCAGTAACTATGGGGCAATACTTGCAAGCGATTAGTAAAAATGCATTTGTGCAGGGATTAACATCATCACAAATAGATTCGTATTTACAATCAACATCACCTATCGGTAAGGCTATTAGTCAGTAATATGGAAACTAGATATTTAAGTTTAGATGAAATTCCTGAAATCATAAATCTAGCAAAGATTGGCGTACAGGATGTCAAATATTGGGACAGGATAGATGACGAAATAGTGACTAAGACGCTAACAGAGATATTGCACCATCCTGATTACTTCTGTAAAGGATATTATGACGATAAAAACAATCTTGTAGGTGCATTCTGTGGTCGCATAGTTAGGTCTTGGTTTAGTTCGGATATGCAAGCTGAAGGTATAACTATTTTTATACTTCCAAATGCGCGTGGTCGTGGTGGCGCGTTAAAACTATATCAAGAGTTTACAGAGTGGGCTAAAGGTTTTGATCGAGTTAAGTATATAAGTTTGAGAACAACATCAGGGCTAGATTTAACAAAAATAATTCATAGATGCGGTTATAAAACAACCGGGTTTACTTACAGATTGGAGATAGAAAGATGAGTATTTCAGCGGCATTAATTGCGGTGGGAGTTTCAACAGCAACAGCAACAGCAGTAGGAGCTGTAGTTACAGCGGTGGTTTCAGTAGCTACTGTAGGATTAGGTATTGCAAAAGCTGTAGATGGGGATGTTATGGGCGGTCTTGGTATGGTTGCAGGAGGTTTAGCATTAGGCTCAACCGCAATAACACCAGTCAAGAATCTATTTAATACAGGAAGTGCGCTTAGCGGTAATTCTAGTGATTCTGGCGGAGAGAATGTTCTTGATAATAAAATTGGACTAGTTCAAAATAACGTAAAAACACCAGATCAATCACTTACCCCAAGATTTAATAGCGCCTTAAATGCAAAGCCTATTGCTGAGGATAATTATGACCCACAGCAATTAACAAATCCAACTAATCAACAAGCATTACAGCAATCAATAACGCCAAATCTATCAAGCATAGAGCAAAGTAAGCCAAATTTACTTCCAGCGGAATCTCAAGATACTCCGCAAGTTTATATACCGTCGCAATCTAAGCATTCAGAAACCCAGCCAACCGCAGTTAGTCAGCAAGTTGCGCAAAACTCTAATGTAGGACAAGAATCAAATTCAAGTTTATTAAGTGGCGTTGGTGGATTTTTAAAAGACAATAAAGAGATAGTTGGCTTACTGGGTAGCGGAATTGCAAGTTATTCAACAGCAGATGCTCAAAAACAAACAGCTCAAATGCAAATTGACGCCTCAAGAGATAGACTAAAAGATGTTAGAGCGAACACAGGTATTCAATCAGCACCCATAGTGGTAGGTGACAGAATGTGGAATCCTCAAGCTGGAATGTGGGTTCCTATTGGAGCAGGTGCTTAATATGTTGAAAATGCCAAATGAAAATGATCCGCAGTTTAAGCAACAGTTTTTAAATTACTTCTTGCAAGTCAGACAATTTATTTCAAACAAACTCTATCGCGATGAAGTTTTTAAAGAAATCATTGCTGCATATGATAAAGGCGATAGAACTCAAGCAATATCTCAGGCCGTATTGGGTATCCTGGATGCTATTTACAAAGAAACAGGTGTAATTGAGCTTCGCACGGCTTTTGCCGCAGGACAAACTACTTTAGCTGATTTGATGCAAGACATCGAGGCTACTGGTAGAAAGCCGTTAACTACTGATGAAACAAATTATGTAACTCAAATAGTTATGAAAACATATTTGAACATTCATAAGGGTGAATATGACCCTGCTTTATTGCAACAGTATCTTACTGAATTACAGCAGAAAGCAAGTAATGGTGAATTGCAACAACAAATAGATCAAGTTAAAAACGAATCCAAGCAAAAACAAGAATCGCCAAAAGGTCTTTTAGGGTTTAAAGGTAAATAATGTCTGGACTACTTTCATTCTTTGGTGGTGTTGGTGCAGGCGCAGCAACTTTGGCAAATAAGTATATTGATGAAGATATTGAAAATAACAGACTAGCGCTTCAGCAAAAATACGCGCTTGATAACAAAGCGAAAAGTCTTGAGATTGAAGATCAATATGCGCAAAAAACAGATCAAAGAAACGAGGCTAAGCTTACAGATGCAAATAGAGCAAGATTAATTGCAGAAGCTCAAATTGCAGGTGAAGCTCCTAAAGCTGAATTTAACAGAAAGCAAACCATTGATGACGCTAATAATCCAGATTTAATGGCAGCTAATCGCGCTATAACCGATTCTAAGCAAGCTACTAGCGATGTTAATTTAAAGAACAAGCAAGCGGATTACTACGATGCTGGTTCCGAGCAGCGTAGGGCAGGTGTAATCTATGATGAAAACGGTAATGCCGTTGGTAAACTAAACGCTAAAGATAGTAATCAATATAAAACATTGCTTGAATTTAAGAAAGCCAATGACGAAAGTTTAAAAACTGTAGAAGATTTAATTAAGAATGGTTCTTTCCAAAATAAAGAACAAGAGGACGCTCTTTATAAAAGACGAGATAAGCTTTTAAGTATTGATGATGCGTTTAGTAATTCGCTACTAGGATATGGCAAACAGTCTAACCAAGAAGCATCAACATCAAGTCCAAGTAATAAATCTATTCCGGCTAATAGTTCGGCTTATGATGATGAAATATCTAAGGCGCTCAAGGCTAATGGCTTGGATGATTCATACAAAAACTATATCAAAGGTATTATTGCTCAAGAAAGTAGTTTTAACCCGAAAGCTATTGGTGATGGTGGAAAAGCTGTAGGTTTAGTTCAATCACATGAGGGTTTTGCTAAAGACTATGGTATTGCAGATAGAAACGACCCTGTACAGAGTATTAATGGTGCTGTTAAAGCTTTTGCTGAAAATGTCAATAGATTTGGTAGTGTAGAAAAGGCTATTGCAGCACATAATGCAGGAGCAGAAGGTGTCGCTAATGGGGTTAATAATCAAAGTTATGTCAATGATGTTCTTGGGTATGCCAAGAAATTTGATGGAACAAAACAAGATACAAATCCTGATAACTCCAAAGAGTTACCTCAAGAAAAAACTGTTGCTGCTAAAAAACAAGAGCCTTTTTACTTAAACAAAGATCAGCGCAAAGAATTTAAAGAAACCCAAAGCGACCTAGTAGATCATTTATTTACTGAAGCCAAAGACAGTGGCGAACCTTATGATAACAAGAATGAGCGATTAGCATTATTCAGAAACTATGTTGATACAACAGGTGATATTCAAGGCGCTAAAACATTAGCACTGGCATCTACATTTACCAATGGCGTGCCTACTTATAATGGACAAGTAATAACATCATCAGCTTTGCAAGATGAAATTAGAAAACTAGGAAAAGGTACTTCTACTGAACCCAAGCAAGAAAGCCAAGCTAATGTTGCATCCAGCGATAATGAACCTGGATTTGATAGTAAAGATATTGCTCGTATCAACAAATTCCCAGATATAGTTCAGCAGGCAATTATTAAATCAGATGACCCTAAAAAAGTATTAGATACTTTTGAAAAAAATAAGTTCAGTATTGATTCAATAAAACAAGAAATATTAAATTCATTAACAGATAGTCAGCGTAGAGTATTCGAGAATATGACGCCAGAGCAGCAAAAAGAATTTATTAGTAATCCAGAATCAACGGTTAATGATTACCCTGATGCTGTAAGCAAATCAAAACGGCTAGGTTCTTATAAATCAGGATTACTTGGATTTAATTAATGGCAGATTTAAGTTCTTTTAGAAGATTAAACCCTGGTCTTGATGACTTAAATGATGATGAATTATCATCAGCACTACAAAAGCTAGGTTATACCGCCGATGGTAGCATCATTAATAAAGATGCCGAACCAGAACAACCCAAAGATGATAGCGACTTCTATCGAGGCATCAAAGACGACATCAAACAAGTACCGACTACGCTATATGGCTTAGGTGCTGGACTTGCTGCTACCGCTGAAAGCGCAGTCGGTGAAGGTGGATTAGCGACAGGCATTAAAAACGGACTACTTGGAAAATACCAAGAAGGCCAACAAGAAATAGCTAAAACTGCTAAACCTAGTGACGAATGGGACTACTCACTAAATAAGGCCAAAGAAGGCGATTTAAGCGCATTAGTGGATTTTGCTCAGTATGGTCTAGGTCATGCTGTATCGCAAGGAGCACAAGCATTCCTGACCGCAGGATTAGGCTCTATTGGTGCTAAGGCTATAGCTAAAAACTATATCGAAAAAGAAGTCGCCAAGGAAATTGCTAAAGGCGTTTCTGAGCAAGAAGCTACCAAGCTTGTTACACAAAAAGTTGCAAATATAGGTTCAGCCGCAGCATTGTACGGAATGGGTACAGCGCAAGAAGGTGGTGAGATAGGTGGCGGCCTAGCGCAGAAAACACAAGATGAAAATAGAACACTTACCGCTGATGAAATCGGCAAAGGTTTTGCAGCTACATTAGCAGCAGGTGGATTAGAAGCGGCGGGTGATAAGTTAGGGCTTGATGCCTTAGCGGGTAAATTGCCGTTCATGAAGAACAGTAATCGCGCTGTACGAGGTGCGATAGGTGGTATTACAACAGCTCCCGCAGAATATGGTACAGAATATGGTCAAACCTTGCTTGAAGAAGCTGGTAAAGGTAATGACTGGAACTCTGACGAAGCACATGCACAAGCAAGAACAGCAGGTGCAATGGGTGCTATCGGTGGTGGTGCTATCGGTGGTGTTGCAGGTGTATTGAGTCCTCGGCCTGTTGATAGACCGAGTGCATTAGGTCAAGCTGTAGATCAGGAGATAAGTCAAGCTAATCAATCCACTGGACAGGGCAATATAACACCACAGCAGTTTGATGACATTACCAGAGAAGCTAGAGCATCTACTCCATACTCTGATGGCACAACTCAAGAGCAGAATGATTTACTCAATCAAGCATCAGATCGTATAAGAGAGCAAGCAAGACAATCAGTCAACCCTGGCGATATAGTCAACCCTAATACATCACTAGACGAATCACTAAGAGTCGCTGATGAATTGGTCAGTAATGCTGGTAAAACGACTGATAACATTAATCCTATTATCAGTACACTTTCAGAGCAGCCATCGCAGCTACCAGTTGAAAGACAGCAATCACAACCTGATGTAATTCCTTCTCCATTAGAAGGCGAATTACTACCACCAGATGCCGCGCTAAGACAGCCAGTAGCAGGATTAATTGAGTCTGATGCTTTCGATCAAACACCAGAAGAACTTAGAGCGCAGAAAAACGCAGCGACTAGAGAGTTGATTCAACGGTTATCCGCTTTAAATAAACCAGAGGCAATTAATGCCACAATCCCAGATAACGCAAACACAACTACAGGAACTCCAACAGGAGAACCAACAGTTACACCAGATAGTAGAGCAGCAACGCCAAATCCTGCTAGCTCAGAACAGCCAGATAGTGAAGTACCGACTAATGTTGGAGAGCCAGGAAGTGCAACGCCACAGAGCGAACCAGTCGTTACGAATGATTCACTAGCTGAAGATCAGAAATTTAGACTTGATAATGCTATCAATAGTGCTAGAAAAAATGGCATAACAACTAATGGTAAAACAGTCGAACAAATAGAAGATGAAGTAAAACAATATTTACTTAGTACAAGTGGTAAAGGAAAGTTTGACCAGCAAATTTCAGCAAATAAAGAGCTTCTAGCAAATAAAAATAAAGAAATAAGGGACGCTTATAATAGTAATTACTTTAAAACCGATGAAAATGGCGAGCTGACCAAAAACAATCATGACCACTTTGAATCATGGCATGAAGGTGGCGGCGTAGATAGTGATATTGGTTCGCAATTTGATGCACATGGAATAGCAAAATCTAATCAATTAGGTAGCTTGCTATACTTATTAAATCATGGCGTAAACAAAGATAGAGGTTTTGATACTGCTCCATTAGTAACCAAAGGAAATCAAGGCTCATTACACCTTGGTTCGGCTGGTGGTGCATATAAAGACGGTGCGTTTATAGTTACTTCAGCACCAGGAAAAACAATTAGAGAATACGGTATAACTAATGTTCTAGTTTCAGATCATGTAGCCAGTACGATACCAACACTAAAAAAGCAATACCCTGATATTAATTTTATACCTTATAGCAAAGCTCAAGAGGAATTGTCAAAACAGATTTCTCAGTCAAGCAACGGTCAAGCAAGTAATCCTAGTGAAGTCAGTAACTTATTATCTGGCAATGAAACTGATTTCGCTACCAATCAAGAAAATAACGATGTACTACCCGCTAATCAAGAGAAAGAACAAGAGACTCGGAATACCCTTACTGATATTGCAACTGAATCACAAAATATTAGTAAAGAGAATGCAAACCAGCAGGAAACTAATCGGCCTGAAAGCATTGCGGCTAAAGAAGCAATTACGCCACCAGTACAAGATCAGAAAGCTAACGATGCTTTAGATCAATCTGTTGATCTTAGTGGAAACCAGAAAGCCATAGACTACTTTAAGTCTAAGGGTTTTACTGAATCAGAGGCTAATGAGATTTTAGATAAGCGGAGTGAATTACGCAAAGCTAATGATCTTGGCAAGTTAGATGGTTATCTCAATGGTAGATTTGATCGCTCAAGAATAAGAAATATTGATAATCTTGATCCGTTATTTGACATAGATAATCAGGTAGATAAGCCTAAGCCTGTAGTAAAAGAGCCTGAAGAACAACAGGATTCCAAGCCGAAGCCTAAACCTTTTTATCAAATGACTCTGGATGAATATGTTAATAACAGCAAAGCATCTCACGCTAAATACAGACCAGATAAACCATTCAATGAAGATGGTGCAGTTGCTACTTACAAGGAAATCGTAAGTAATGCTATTAGAGATAAAAAGAATGTACCAGATATAGCACTAAAAGATTACCAGAAACTTACAGAGAATAATGACAAAACAAATAAAACGAATGCAGGAGCAAATGGCGAGAATGGAGCAGAAACTATTGTACCAGCAGTCGCAGATTCACAAGTTACAGGACAGGCTGGGAGTTCAAGTGCCAGAAGCAAAGGTGAAGATGCGAGTCAGGCTGAAGCCAGAGGCGATGATAACAGTGGTCAAGGCAGCTTAAACTTCCTCACAAAGAAAGTTGCTGATAAACACATAGCTGATAACAATCTAACAGACACCCATCATGCCGTTAAAGACAGTAAGCGATGGTATGTAGTAGAAAAACCCACAACCACAACGGAGAATAAAGATGAAGCAAAAACCAATGAAGCCAATGCCACCGATGAAACCGGGCAAGAAGAAAGGCTGTTAGATAACGCTGCACCCAAGGCTGATGCTGAGGGTGCGGTTAATGATGTTCCCGAAGCTAAATTCGGAGACATAGGTCAACCTAATAATATTAAAGTAAAACCAGATAGCTTTGATGAATTTCTGAATAAAAAAGACAAGCTAGGTAAAGGTCAAGCCAAATCCAAGCTAACCAAAGAATACGCGCCTGATAAAGACGGAAACAGAACACTAAAGGATGTTATTGAAAATCGAGTAAATAACGGTTGGACTATCAAGGAAGAAAGTGAAATTAATTATGATAAATATCACAAAGACGAACAGAAGCTAAGTGAGCATGATGCTCCTGCGCACCCATTAAGACTAAATAATATTGAGCTGAAAAAGCTAAAGGAAAAGCTATCAGACAAAAACAATTACAAAGAAACATCGCGTAAATTAGTTAGTCCTGATGGTGAATATCATTTAGATCAAAAGGCTATTGGTAAAATAGGATTAGATTACGCAGAGCATTTATTATCTCAATCACCAGAAAACACTATCTCTAAACCACAAGAACAAGTATCTGATAATGCAAATAATAGTGGTAAAGGTGCTGAGGAATTATCTGTAAATAATGAAGCTGATAACTCTAGCACCACGAATAAACCAGATAGTGATAAAATACCTCAAGAAGAATATTCAAAAAAATTATCTGAATATGAGAAAACAAAATCAGAACTTGATGCGCAGTTAAAAAAGCTTAAATCAACTAGTGATGAACTTACCGAAAAACTAAACGCTATTGATACCAAGAATATTAGTATTGACGATATAATAAATAGCGGTATTGATTTGAGTGATGTTAAGGTTAAAATCAATGGAACTGAGATTAGCGGTAAAGTAGCACTAGATAAAATTCGTGAGAATAATATTGAAGAAAAAATATCACAGTACGATAACTTCATTAAATGTTGCAAAGGCAAGTAATGGCTAAGCATCCATTCTTTGACAGTTTCATAGATTTAAGCGAGAAACCTAAAAAGGTTGAAGCACCCATCATCGAAACAAGGCCAATCGAAACAAAGCCACAGGAAGTGGTTATCAGTTATAACGAACAGCAGCTAGTATCTGTGCTCGACCAAATCAAATTAATGAACGACAGAATAGATCAGTTACAGCAACCAGAGAAAAAGCGTGGTGATGTAGTAGCTACTATTCAGCGTGACAAGAACGGCAAAATGCAATCAATTATTATCAAAGAGAGCAAGTAATTAATGGCTAATTCTGTTTACCCTCTTTATAAGCAAGAACTTATGAAAGGAACATCAAATAACCTTCTTAACTCAGAAGAGGGTGCTACAGGTGTTTATGTGGCTTTGGTTGATACTGGAACCTATACCTACAATGCAGCACATCAGTTTTATAGCTCCCTAACAGGCGTGGTAGGTACTGACCAAGAGATTACAGCCAAGACACAAGTCAACGGCGTATTCGATGGTAACGATGTCACATTCTCGTCAGTAACGGGAGCAAGCGTAGAAGCATTAGTGCTATATCGCAAGAATGCAGGTGCTAACACAACTTGGCCTTTGATTGCATATATAGATACTGGTGTCACTGGATTACCGATTACACCAAATGGCGGGAATATTAATATAACCTTCAATGCATCAGGGATATTTTCTTTATAAGGATAGGTAATGGCGCAAGGTACAACAACAGTTAATTTTGGCGCTGGTTCATCGGATGCATCGGTATTTGTATCAGCACCTACTATCACAAGTAGCAATCTAGTTGAAGCTTGGATATTCCCAACTGCTACAACAAATAATGAAGCTGATTGTCACTGGGTAGAAGATTTAACAGTTATAGCTGGAAATATAGTTAATAGTTCTGGCTTCACAATTTATGCTAAGTGCAACACAGTGTTAGCACATGGCATCTACACTATAGCGTGGGTTTTCGCATAATGAGCATTTCAACAATCGGTAAAAACGGCACATCCATAGCTACATTAGCTAACCCTGTACCTGTTCAATTATCTAACGTCTGGGCAAACCAAAATTACATCAGTTTTGCAGATCAAGACCCAATAGTAGATTCGTTTCAAAGACTAAGGGTGTCTGAGCCTCGTATTGCGTTTGCTTACACCTTCGCAAATGGGATTAGAGCGGAATATTGGGATTCAGCCGCTTACGGTGCTGGTACATTGTTACCCGCTGCTATTGCGGTTGCAGGTGCTCCTCCTACACTTAACAACGATGCGTGTCAGAATTTAAATACAACAACAGCCTCAGCAACGGGGTATTGGATTCAATCGCTTTATCATATCCGCTACGCTCCCGGTATATCAACTAAAGCGCAATTTACTTTTAACGCTACAGTATTACAAGCAAACCAAACATGGAGAGTAGGGTGTTTTACAGACCAAGGTACGTTCCCATCAAACGCGGGTGATGGTATTTTCTTAGAAGCTGTAGGTACTGCGCTATTCATTAGTAGACGCTATCTCACAGGTGGTGGTGTAGGTGCTGTTGAGCAGGTAGTGCAAGCGTCATGGAATATCGACTTGTTAAATGGTACAGGCGCATCGGGTATTAATTTAGATTTTACCAAGACTCAGCACTTAGTTATTGAATGGCAATGGCTTGGTGTAGGTACTATTCGAGTAGGATTCGAGACAGGTTCAGGTGGTATTGTTTGGGCGCATCAATTTAACTCAGTAAACAATCTTGCTGTGCCTTGGTCAAGAACAGGCTCTTTTCCTATGCGTGCAGAGATATTTACTACAGGTGTAACTGCACAGGCTGGATTGCTTAAACTGGTTAACTGTTCGGTAGTTCAAGAAGGTGATATTTTTGCGCGGCGGGTTACATGGCGCTATAGATCGTTTATAGCTAACGTATCAGGTGCGGCAAAAGCAATATCAGCTACAGCAGCCATTGGTTCATGGTATCCATTAATTGCACTTAGACCTTCTGGTACGAATGATATTAGTCGTAGGGCATCTGTTATACCTACTAAAGCAAATATCATGGTTGCAGCAGCAGGTACAGGGCCGACAGCGTTTACATGGGCTTTGATTTATGCGCCGAGTACATTTACAGGTGCTACATTTGCTGCGTTAACTACCGAAGGCGCACAAGTAGATACAGCTTCAACCACAGCGACAGCAATCGCAGGTGGAATTATTGTTGCTCAAGGTATTATTCCGACCACTGTCAATATCAATAACGCGATTGATTTTGAATATTTTGAAGATAACTTAATCAAGATGGCTAACACGGCGGCTGGTACGGCAGCAACTACTGGCGGCTCAATCATGGTGTTATGTGTAGGCGTGTTGGGTGCGGCAGCTACGGTAGCTCCTACATTCTGGGCAGCATTAAATTGGAAGGAAGATGTCTAATGATACAGTGTAATCCAAAGACTTATTACTATTTACCATTGCCATTAACATTCAATGCTGATGGTGGCGCTACTCTCGTAATGCGTAAAGGCGAGATAGTGGATAATATCTTCACTCCTATTGACTCAATGATGTTTGAAATATCGCCAAGTGATCTATCAAAAGTATTGGATGCACAACCAGAAGCAGGAATGACTAGGCGGGATGATCTAGTCAAGCAGATTTATCAATATGTTTTGGCTACAGGAAAAATTGAGGGCAGCATAATTTAATGTCCTTACTACTTGCGTTAGCATCTGGTGCAATCGCTGGTGCGCTATCACCTCCATTAGTTGTTAATACCAATAGCTTTTATGCTGCACAGGTAACATCTAGCGCAAGTCTAACTCCATCGTTATATACTAATACCAATACTTTTTACAGTGAAAATGTATTAAATAACAATACGCTTTCGCCGTTATTATTTTCCAATAGTAATACATTTTTTGCTGAAACAGTTACAAGTAATAATGCTATTACGCCTTCTGTATTTAGCAATCAAAATACTTTTTACAGTGAGGCTATTACAAGTAATTCAACATTACCTGTATCACTGTTCAGTAACACTAATACATTCTTTATTTCAAGTGCATCTAGTTTAAATACATTATCACCAAGCTTATACACTGACGCTGATACTTTTTTCAGTCCTACAATCAGTGCTGCTTCAGGTAGCTTATTACCCACATTATTTACTAATAGCAATACATTCTACGGTCATTCTGTAGTAGGCAATAGCTTTGTATCGCCAGTATTATTTGCTGATGCCGATAGCTTTTACTCTGCAAGTTTAGTTAGTAACAGCACAGTAACAGCACCTTTATTATCAAATGACAATACATTTTTTAGCAGCAATGTATTTATAGCTGGAACATTATCGCCAAGCCTATTTGTTAACGATAATACATTTTATAGTAGCACGATTGCATCAGATGCAGTAACAATTACACCCTATGTATTGCCACAGTTTTTGCGTGGCGGTAGTAGCAATCTTATCTTTCAAAAGAACTTTGATAAAAGAAAGCTAACTATTAAGCTAGAAAAGAATAAAGATTTAATTATTAATGAAGATAATGACGAGGAAGAATCTGTGGTATTGGTATTAGTTGATTTATTTTATAGAGGTATCATTTAATGGGTTCACCATCGTTATGCGGCATTAAGCACTTAGACAAAGAAGATTTTAAATATATCAATGAAAGAGTTGATGAACTAAAGATAGAGGAAAATAAAAAGCCATTAGCTAAAAGAAAATCTGTTGATGCATTGTATATTGATGCTGCAAATGAAAGCAAAGAGCAATATATTTCAGGCCACAAACTACTTGCTGATGCACTAATAAATTCTGTAAAGCAGTTACCACAGTACAATGATATTCTTGCGTCTAAACAAGATCAAAAAAAGTCATTAAAAAAGCAAATTAATGACAATAACAAAGCAATTCAAAAGATTAATAGTTCATTAAATGAGCTTAAAAGACCTAAGCTAGAAAAAGCAAAAAGTAATATTGAAACCGTATTTGATAAGCTAGGTACGAAAATATTATCAGCTAGTGATATAATTAACACATATGGTAAAGAATATAATATTACAGAAGATCAAGTACAGCAAATGGCTTTTATTCAGAATTACTGGCATGATGTTATTACAGATAATGAAAATGAAAACTCTCCGATACCTTATGGTATTGGATATAATGTTAAAAATAAAAATAATATGACACCAGAAGAACAAGCGCAATCAGATAAAGTTAGATACCACTGCGGATAATTAATGCAATTAAAATCATTCCTAACACCACTCACTACCGAAATACTTGAACAAGCTATCGAACAAGAATTACACGCATCACATCTTTACCGACACCTCGCTAACCAATGTCAGCGATTAGGATTGTTCGGTGCACAAAAATACTTCAAAGCAGAAAGCGCAGACGAGCTAACGCACTATGAACGCATTGTAGACTTCATCAATGATCGTGGCAGCGTTGCAGAAACACCCACTATAGAATCTATCGCCACTGAAGTAACAAGCCTAAAAGATGCCTTAGAGGCTGGATATGAGGCTGAAGTTGCATTAGGTGCAAAATATGCAGACTGGTACAAAAAGACAGTGACAGTGGAGCCTATTACTGGTCAATTCTTGCTGCAATTCCTAGAGATTCAAAATAAGTCTATTGGTGAGTACGCAGACTTACTGCAAAGACTAGACCTTGGCGGGGATATTCTGGTATTCGATAACGAACTTGGCAGTAAATAATGCTTGCGCCAAATCGAGAAGAAGTCATCGACTCAATGTTCACTGATGACTTTGACGACTTTATTTACGATGGTCTTGGTGGTGAAGTTGAATACTATGTACTCCATAAGCCAGATCAATTCTCCCAATTCTCCGATGAAATAGATGAAATAGAGCAAGCACATATTGATTCAGTGTTTGCTAACTTATAAGGCGGTTAATGAAACTCACACCTAAAGAAAGACAATTACTAGAACTGGCTAAGGATGTCGTTGAATACTCTGATAGCGGTCATCCTATCCGTGATGCTATCTATCAAGAAGATTATTCGGTAGAAGAATTTACAGCAACTATTTGTGAACTTGCGTTGAAACTAGCAGGGGAAGTTTAATGGCGTGTACCTATGCTTTGCCAGGAACGGAAGATTTTATCTCACAGAATGAGTTTAAAGCCTACTTAGCTAATGGTGGATTAGAAAAGCTTTATCCTGATGTTAAGTTTGATTATAAGTCCTTAACAGGTGTGAGTGAGGTCAAAGCAGAATCACCTAAAACAGAATATGAACAGAAGCAGTCAGATATGGGTACTGTCATTGCTTATGTATTCAATAATATACCTAATGGAAAACATGCTATAAAAGGCGTGCTTGATGAAAAAACAAAATTCATTACTGAGGATGAATTTGAAAAGCTAGTTTCTAAAGGCAATAAAAAACTAGGACTATCTGTTGCTTATCAGGATATTTTAACAGACGCGATTGTTAATAATGCATACACTGGTGGAGTAGGTAGTATTGCAAGAATGAGTAGTAGCAAGGATTATCCTGAAAGATTAAAAAGTAATGAAAAGCTAAGGAATATTCGAGTTAGGGTAGCTAAATTACCTAGTGATTCAGAATCACAAATCAACCTTGAAGCTGATGCAAAAAATCCAATATTGGTAAAAGATAATGTCAGAGGCGCTTTTAACAAAGGCTTAGATGCTGGTGCTGAATCGTTTGCGTTTAGCTCAAATAAATCACCAGAAGAACTTGCTTATAAATCAGGAATTAGAAAAGAAAAAGAAGTAAAAGCATTTAAAACTGCTTTTGAAATAGCTAACAACAGTGAGTATCAAAAGCTATGGCAGGACGGTGTAAATCTTTATCAGGCCGCACTAGATAAAGGTGTTATTACAGAAAATGAAGTTAAAGGTGGACTTTCATCGAAAGAAATAGAAGATCGAAAAGCTAAAGAGAAATTGGGTTTTGGTAAATTATCGTCTGAACTTGAAGATGATACAGAATCACAAAGCCAGCAATCAGAAGAAAAAATAATTAATGATGTTTCAGATAGCGACAGCATTGCAAGTGATTTACTTACTTCTGATAAGTTAAAAAATATTGTAAATGATTTGGTCACTGACTTTTATACTTACGCTGCTTATAGTGATGATAAAAAGCTAGAGCAAGATTGGGTTGAAAAATTCGTTTCCACTTTTACAGAATTAGATGGCAACCAGGAGTATAAAGATAAATATAAAGATTTTGCTAAACTAGCTGTAAATACAAAGGTTAACGTTGGAGATTATAGATACATTAATGACGCTAGCATATTAGGTAATCCGCATATAGCTCATCTTGTATCTATTGCAGAAAAAAATGATAAAGAATTAAAAGATAAGCCAACAGAAGCAAAAGGTATTGCACAACCTGTAAAGGATTCAAGTGATTTTCTTGGTGATGACATTACTTACTCATTGCGATTATTTGATGAAGGGGATTATGAGAAAAGAGTCTCCAGTGATAAAGCCTACGCCGATGCCGCAAGATTATTCTTAAACAGGCTATTACCTAAAGTAGCACCAAAAATATCTAAACAAGGATATATTCAAAATGGATTTGAAACTCAGCTTTTAAGTGACATCGTACCATTTATCAAAAAAGCAAATGTATCTAAAATTAATAAAACATTTAAGGATATATCAAAAGCATTGTTGCCAATAATGGCTAAGGATGATGTTAGATATTACCTAAATGGACTTTTGATAAGCGATGGAAAACTAACATCAACAAATGGTCACATGATTGCTTCTGTGAAATACTCAGGTGATGATGTGCCAGTGCTTTCACATAATTTTTCTGACGCAATATATAGCAGAGCATCGGTAGAAGGTAAATCACAATCTGAAGCTGAAACATGGATAGATGGTAGATACCCTAAATATACAAAAATAGAAAATCTCGTTACTGAAGCAAAGAATAATGGCGAAGGTTTTGTTGTTTCAACAGTCAACTTATCTGCCTATGCTGATGGCATTGTTAAAACAAGTAAGTTCTTAAATGGAAGCATCAATCAATATGTACCAATAACGCTTAAATCAGTAAAGTTCAAAGATAATACTTTCGTATTGAGTGCAAAATATATTAAAGAAGCTGCTAACCTTATACAAAAACTTGGTTATGATAAGGCTGTTATTTATCAGTTTGTTAATGGCATATCTATTGAGTCACAAGATGGTAATGCTCAAGTTATTGTAATGGCTCTAAATGATGCTTATGGTGCTGAATTATTTAAACCATTTGATCTAAACCAATCTGATTACAGTGATGGAAAATACATTCCTGAGCCTGATTTCGACTACCATACATCGGAAATTGCAAAAGAGCATTACGCAAGCAAAGATACCGATATTAAATTCAGCGTAAGCAATCCAAAGCTAAGTCCATTCTATGACACCGATAACCTTGATTATGTAGAAAATGCAATCAGTGACAAGCAATGGTTTGATGATGCTAGATTCAATACCAATACCGGGAAATTTGAAAACAAAGCTGGCAAAGAAATTACAGAAAGCGAATACGCAAAACATTCGCAGCAAGCAAGAAAAGCAGGCTTTAGCATTGGCGAAGCAACGATTAAGCGAGCTATTCTTACAAAAGAACTTATATCCAAACAAGGCGACAGATCAGGATTTTCTGAGCTTCTGGATTCATTTTTATCAGGAGATTTACCTGAAAGCCTTAATGGAATTGCTTATTCAACATCACAATCCCAAGTAGAGAACCCACACACTGAAGCATCATTACTGCAATCAATGCGTAAAGTATTCAATGCTAAGTTCGGTAGCAACTGGGTAGATCGTTTATTAGCTACAGGTAAGTTTAAGATCATTAGTAGCGATGAAGCTTATGATATAGGCGGCTACAAAGCATCTATAGCTCAAGGTTTCTATGATGATACTAACGGAAAAGATACTACTTATTTAGTCTATAACAACATCGACAAAGATAACGATCTCTTTGGATTGCTGAATCATGAGATTGCAGTTCATGCGTTACAGCTTGGCAAAAACGATAAAGAATTTAAAGCCATACTTACGCAGTTAGAGCAAATGCGTGACTTCGGCAATAAGAAAGTTGTTGATGCTTTTGGTCGTGTACCTAAAGATACTAAAGCAGAGCATATTACCGAAGAAGCGTTGGCGTACCTCGTACAATATCACCCGCAACTAGGCATCGTAAAACGCCTACTAGCATGGTTCCGTCAAGCTATCCGTAATATCGGTAAAGCATTACCCGCAGCACAGAAACTCGCTATCTACAATTACGCATCTAGGATGACTACTGATGATATTGCTTACATGGCAGAGAATGCACTAAGAACTGCGCCTGATAGTTTGTTGTTTGATAATATCGGTAATACTGATGATAGCGTAAGAACATCATTCGCAGGACAGAATGCACAGACAGCAGATAAATACCAGTTATCTACAGCACAAGAGCGTCTAACTAAAGGTGATGATGCTGAGCAAGTCCGTAAAGACACTGGCTGGTTTAAAGGCGTTGACGGTAAATGGCGATTCGAGATTGATGATAGTGATGCAAGATTACAGCCAAGTCAAATGGATAGCGACTCATGGATTGAAAAAGCCACTAATCGTGAAAATGGTGAGCCATTAGTAAATGTATTGGTGCATCCTGCTTTATTTGCGGCATATCCACAGTTAAATCTAGTTAGAGTCAAAATTGATGACAACATCAAAAGTAGCGCAGGTTTTAGCCCAGAATCAAATACCATAACAATTAAAGACCCCTATAGTTTTAAAGGCGCAAATGATGAGTTTTTAAATATTCTACTCCATGAAGTACAACACGCTATTCAGGAAAATGAAGGCTTTGCAAGTGGTGGAAGTGTAGACAGTTCACAGCAAAATGTGCTAGCAGACAAATATAGAATCAATGAGTTAGAAGATAAAATTCGCGTAAGAGAAAATCAAGTTAGTGAAGAAGCTGATTATGCAAAGCAAGACTTAATTGATAAGGCAAATGCTTGGGCTAAAGATTATGGAAAAGGCGTTGCTGATTGGTCGCAGAAAGAAAAGTTAGAATTTTATATTTTTGAGCACGATTCTTTGTATAACTCATGGACTAATGAAATTGCAGTATTAAAGTATGGTAAAGGAAAGCTTACTTCGTCAGAAAGATATAAACGATTAGCAGGCGAAGTAGAATCACGCAATGTACAAGCAAGACAATATCTAACAGCAGAGCAGCGCAAGAATACACCGATAGAATCAACACAAGACACGCCCAATAGTGATGTTATTGTGATGTATAACGGTAAGGAAATGCACAGTGCTCCTGCTAATGCTGGTGACAACAACGAAATCAGATTTAGTATTGCATCTAACATTGCTGATAGGGCAAAAAGAACTGTACTAGGCGATAATACCGAGACACCACGATCTTTAGACGAGTTTAATCAAATCTTGCAATCTGGTCGTATGCCAGAAAGACGCGATACATGGAATGATACTGCGGATAAGCTAGTTGAATTATTTGCCGATGCAACTAGACCATTCGATGTATGGACGCGCAAGCTACCTGATGCTATTAAAGCGGCGCAGTTGGTTATGGCTAAAGATCGTGCAGTGGAGCGCAAGAAAGCGTTTGAAAAAGAAATTATGCTGAAGTTCGGTGATGACATTGGCAAATCAATTCGTGCCGTAATGAATAAAGCAGGTTGGAAAGATTACCGAGCCACTAAAGAAATGACAGGTCAATGGATGACTGCTAGATACGCTCAGATCGCCAACCAAAACTTACTGAAAGGCTACAAGGAAAAGGAGCAAGAAGCATTTCAAGAGTTAGATGCTTTTAACAATAATCCAGACCCGATGATGACTTCATCAGAAATTGCAGGGGAAAGAGAACGATTAGCGAATGCTTTAGATCGAGCAACTAAAAAAGTTAATCAGTTTGAAGCTGCAATGAATAGCCCAGATATTATTGACCCGACCGTACAAAAGCATGAGATAGGTTTAGCGGGTGGTTATAATAACGCCACGGCGCAAAAGCACATGGCAAATATTGAGCGAGTGCTTGATAAAGGATTGATAGAAAAAGTTGCTAATCATGTGTACGCAATGAATGCTTACAAGCTGCAACAAGACATCAAGAATGGCAAGATAACACAAGAAGCAGCAGATAAATTCGATAAGTCTGGATTCTATGTACCATTGACAGGCGACCCGCGTAATGATGATAGTTCTGATGATTTCTTTACCACTGGCAATCTAAATCAGCAAAACGATAAGAGATTACAAGGACGCCAAACTAGCCTTGCGCAAAATGGTATTGATGCTAGTTTTGAGCAAGCAGAAAAGTCTGCTAGGTATCATGGCTGGCTAGACTTCAAAGATAAGCTAACAGAGGTTTATGATGATCTTGTGAAAGGCTTTGTTGATACTGGCAGCACCGAACAAGAAGCAGTTAGAGAGGTTGCTGAAAAATACGGCATTAATCGCCATGCAGAAAGACAAGGCCAGCGTACCAGTGATGATGGTATTATCGTGCGCAAAGGCGATAGTGTTTGGGTTTATGATCTAAACAATAAAGCCGCTATTGATGCATTGAGAAGTATCAACCACGAAGAAACACCTACACTGTTAAAACCAGTAGCATTCTTAAATGCTTGGAACAGTCGTTTTATTACGCAGTTCATGCCATTCTTTGCAATTAAAAACGCATTAATGGATACCTTTGAGCGTTCAGAGAATATTCGTGCTAGGACTATTCCTGGTTACGATAATGTCGATATGAACCTAGCAGGTAAGCGTACACTGGCTATTGCATCAACGCAAACCATGAAGCTATTGAAAAAGATTATGTCGATTTCAGCACTAGGTACGCCACTAGAAGGTGGTGTTAATTTCTTGGGTATGAAAATGGATTTGACAGTGGATTACTCAGACCCTGAGACATTATCTATCCTTGAGTTTCTGAATGAAGGTGGGGCGAGTACCTGGGGTGATTATCTGAACACCGATAGTAAAGGTCTATCAGAGAAGCTGGAAAAAATAGGTACATGGACTAAAGGCTCAATGGATGTCGTGCATACTTGGAACCAATCATTTGACTTAATCTCAGGTTATGCGGTTTACAAGGCATTGCGTGAGCAGAATGTAGATGTCAAAACAGCAGCAACCACATCGCTAAACTTATTTAACTTTAGTAAGCGTGGCAGAATTATGTCACCTATTAGAGCGTTATGGATGTTTGCCCAGCCAGCAGCGACATCAGCACACCAATTAGCTCAATCGCTTCAAACTAAGCGTGGTCAATACAGGCTGTACTCCTACATCATTGCAGGTTATATGCTGTATTCACTATTACGCTCAGGTGATGACGATGATGAACTTGGTGTAAATAACATGGATGAACTGGGAAACTTTAACTTGTATCGCAATATACCGATTCCAGTAGGCAATGGTGTTTACGCTAAAATCCCAGTAGGCTTCGGCTTACCACAACTAGCATGGTCTACTGCGGTTAACTTGGCTAAGTTCACTCAAGGCAATCAGTCGGCAGGCGAGACATTAACAGAAATGGTTTATGGTGCAATCAAAATAGCATCACCAGTAGCACCATCAGATACCGCTATTTCAGATCATCCTGCAATCTGGTTTATGCAATCTATCACGCCGCAACCATTCAAAGGCATAGCAAATGTCGGTATGGATGTTAACGCATTTGGAAACTCACTGACCAATGCTAAGTTTGCTAAAGATAACAAAGCTAAGGCATTGCAAGGCAGAAAGACTACGCCAGAAGAATACAAAATGTTTGCGCAAGAAATGGCTAAATTAGGCTTTGATGTATATCCTGAAGAAGTCAGAGAGATAGCTAGAACCTACATGCCGTTCCCAGTGGTATTCAATACACTGATTAAGCAGTTCATTGAAAACCCTAGTCGTGAAGCTAGAGGCAAACAAACGGTATCGCCTTTTGTTGATAGATGGGTTTTAGCACAAGATGATGATGCGCTTAAGGAGAAGCTGTTTTACCGCTATATTGCTAGAGTGAATGATCTATCAGCAGAAGCATCAGTTGGCTCTAAATTAACGCCAGAGGAAGCACAATTAGCCGAATTGGGTGACGAGATAAATCACCGTATCAATCAAGCTAATGGCAAGATGGCGGCAGCGACTAAAGCTGAGAAAGATGGTAAATCAGGTAAGGCTAAGTTACTTAAGCTTGAGGCTGATAGGTTAAGAGATAAGAGCATGGAATACCTGATAAGGCAATACACCAAGATAGCGGCCTAGATAGTATCGACCCCTATGCTAATGTTATTTTGAGTCTAGGGGTTGCTTTTCATCCATAACAAATCCAGCAGCAAGCAGTTCCTTCGTAACTTCCTCAGCTAGAGCATCACATATCTTTCTATCAAAGCGATATGTCACTGGTGACGCCTTGTTACCCATGGATGAATGCGTCTTTGTTCTATTTAAAATACTAAGACTTGACAGACTATCTAGTATCTTTCTTGAGTGCTACACTGAACACTTAAATTTATTTGCTGCAATTCCTGCATTAAAGCTTGAAATAGAGTAGTAATGGTCGTTCCATTCGCCTATCGCTTGTCTATTAGTGTAGGTAGTTAGTAACCAGTTCTTTATAGATTCTTTTTGAGCTAGAAGTGCGCCACGAAGATAATTAGGATGTGCAGCTCTATGTCTGACAATACTTTCCTTTAGTTCTTCAATAACACTACTCATAACACCACCTCGCCTGAATTTAACTTCTTACATAACATATGAGCTGTATCTATATGCATGTAGACTGTGCCCAGACCTTTAAACTCTGATTTTTCGTAACTAACTAAATATTCATTATCTTCTATATCATAAGATATATAAGCATTATCGCAACCAACAGTGAACTCCCAACCGCCTGAAACCTCGTCCACATAAGCCATGAGTCTATTAAACACTCGCATTTTTTCACTTGCAGCTTGTGCTAACTCTCTAGTTGCTCGCTCAGTGCCAAAATCTCTACTCTCTCGATCAGTAGCACCAGTAAAAACCTCGCCTGTTATATCAATAGTCCATTCACCACCTTTAGGATTCCATGTTTCAGGTTTGTTTTCTGCTTCAAATTTAGCTTTAATTACAGCCTTAATATCAGATTCTATTGATGCGTAAAATTCTTCAAAGTTCATTAGATTTACCTACTTATAAATGGCTTGACCAAATAAAACACATCCAACGCATAAATAATCAAACGCATTTTGCAGATCATCTTTTTGTGCAAATTCCTCGGCATTAGCTAGTTGAATATGTGCCGCAGCATTATCAATCGCTATGCGTAATTTAGGATTGCTTTTAGATATTTGCTTCATTTGCTCAGTAGTAATCGTCTTAACTCCTGATGCAATCAAGAATCCTTCTTCAAGAATATCTTTGCCTACTTTGTTTTTAACAATATTGCTGTGCATATCTTTTTGATACTCAGCTACTTTGTTAATAATTGCGTCTTTTAAATCCATAGTGAATCCGTGTGGTTAAATTAGTGAGGTGTTATTTTAGCATTAGTTTTTTAGGAGTATTTTACATATACACATAAATCGTTTTAGTGCAATAGTTTTTTATTATTTGCGTTAAAAGTGGTATAATTAAACAACGATTAATTAATTATTAGGTTTATATTCAATGCGTAATCCACCAGTAGGCTCAGGGTCTACAATAGCTGTAGGCGGCACAGCACAGCAAGTAGCTCCTGCATCACAATTAAGAAACGGCTTTCAGTTCTTTAATACATCAGCAAATGCTATGAAAATAAATGAAATCAACGGTACTGCTGCAAATGATAATGTCAGTATTCTTGTACCAGCGAATAGCAGTTACACAACACCAGCAGGAGTTAGCCCTATATTTGCAGTTAGTGTCTGGTGTGCCACGGCAACTTCTACCTACACTTGGCGAGAATGGTAAATACACTTAAAGCAATACCATTAACAATCTACTGCATCATTCATACGCTGATACTATGGATTCCTGAAAGGTTACTATGGCTGTTAGGGGTTTTTATTGTCCCAATAGCCTTACCTTTTGCAAAAGACAGCGATACAGAAAGGCGTGATAATGGCTGGGCATTGCGTCAGTTACCATCCTGGGCGTACCTATGGAGCAACAAGGATGATGGCAGTCTTGGTGATAAAGAAGGTAACTGGGCGCATCATGATTTAGATTGCCCAGACTTCACTAAAGCACGCTCATTCTGGAACCAATACATTTGGTTAGCATGGCGCAATCCAGTGCATAATCTCTGCTCTACATGGCTGTATAACGCTAATTTCAAGCGCATTAAGTCAGTGAACTATGCAGGTACTTATGATGTCGATAACAGATACAATGAAGATGGGAGTATAAAGAGTGGCTTCAATATTGTCTGGGCTAGTGGTAGCTGGCTATATTTGCGTTGTGGGATCAATATCATTATGCGTTGGGGTAAGTCTGATCGGTGTCTACGCGTTAGACTGGGTTATAAGGTACTTCCAAAGCATAAAGATAGCCCACCTGATACAGTTACATGGACAATGACTATTAGTCCATTTAAGAAGATATTAGTGGGTTATTAGTCCTAGACAGTGGTGGTTAGTCTAGCCTTTCCATCACTGACTCTAATTTTATCCTTAGCGGCCCAACCGTACTTCCATATAAACAACAGTTAAGCCACACCAGCATACTCATTTGCTGTAACGCGTCAAAATCCTCGCCTTCTTCCAGTTCTTCAGCTAAACACAATATCTCGAAATCCTCGTCATCATTAATGACAAGTGCGTAGTCGTCAGTCCTGAAGTGCGGTATCAGTAAGGCCAGTATGTTAATTATTATGTTCAGCATATAGCTCCATGATTCCACGCACAATTCCTGATCTAACTACATCATCAATAGTGAAGTAGATGAACTTACAATCATTCAATTTATTATCAAGCTTATCTATCGCATCCTGTAATCCAGATCGTCCAGGTATATCTTTTTGCAATACATCACCATCTACTACAACTTTGCAGTTCTCACCTATACGCGTCAAGAATAAATACATTTGACCTGGACTAACATTCTGCGCTTCATCAAGCAACACAAAGGCGTTTTTAAAGGTCTGTCCTCGTAGATAAGCCATTGGCTTACCCTCGATAATATTGCGCTTAATTAGGTACTCTGCTTGGCTTTTTCCTAGTCTTTCCTCGAATATAGATTTAACTGGGTCAAGATATACCTCAAATTTTTCTTCTTTGAATCCAGGCAAAAACCCAAGCTTTTCACCAGCCTCTACCGCTGGTCGTGTCACAATGATTTTATCTATTTTACGCGACTTAAGCATATCAGCCGCCATTGACGCAGCGATATAGCTTTTACCTGTACCTGCTGAACCAATACCAAAAGTAATAGTATTGGTCTTGATTGATTTGATATAGCGTTCTTGATTGGTGTTTAGCGGTTTTAGTGGTGCTGGAACATAGGGTAATTCAACTACAGATGAGTGCTTCTTCATTAAATTCCTTACTGTGAAAACTTGATTATAGCACCATACTTATTGATCGTCTTTTAAGTTAGTATTACAGTTACTCGCTAATTCATCTAATAATGCTTTAATATCCTTACAGCACATCCTGTACCCTTCATTTTCTAAAGTAATATGCAATTCATCGCCTTTTTGCATTATGTAGCCAAGACCTGAGATTAACTTAGCATTATCCAACAGCTTAAGCTTAGCCAATCTCTCATTAGCAATCTGACTAGCAATCGCACTAAGACTGTTGCTGATATATTCTAATTGCTCTTGTCTTTTTTTAGACACATCATCGGCAAGATTATTAATGCTATTCGCTATATACGATAATTGCTCTTTGTATTCTTCACTCATTATTATTCCCTTGTTTTTCAATAATAAACTTATATTTCATAGCCTCCTGCTTCCAATAATCTCTCTCGGCTAAAAGTTTGCGTATTTTATATGGATGCTTAGACCAGAATCCTTTTTGTAGATTCTTGAGTTTTATTTTTGTTCTTTTCAATAAGTGAAGTTTTTTTCTTAACTTAATCAAAAACAGAGTGTACTTAACCAAGTCATCATTCTTGTTTAATATTGTTAAAATATCTATATTTCTTTTAACAATCTTTATATTTGACTTAGTTTTCTCAATATCTGATAAAACATTATTAAGCCTTGTGTTTATTGATGCTTCACTCATGTTTTACCTTCTATTAGTGCTTAACGATGTCGCCATAATAAACCTTCCATTTATTTAAGTGCTCATAAATGATATTACCTATTTGATTTTTAAATTCTTCGCAAGAGGTATTTGCAGGCTCGTAGGATTCATACCACCGTGAAAGTCTGCGCTCCCATATACTGCCATCAATCAATCTTTTGTAAGTAATGGATGGTGGATATTCTTCTGGTTTTTTGTTGAGTTCACTGGTATTAGCTACGACAATAACTTGATAGTAGTTACCTGATTTCTTGTGCAGCCAGTATGAGCCTTCTTCTGGTTCTTTGTGTTTCATGTTTTTACCTTTGATTTATAGTCAATATTGTGTCTTTTTAATGCGTAAGCTATTTGGTATTCAGCATAATTCCATAATGAATAAATAACATCTTCATAAAGTGCTTCATGTAGTATTGCATACTTTTCAGGCAAATAAACTTTTGCAAACTCAATATCATGTTCGCAAATGTCTTTAGTATTATCAATAATATCTGCAATTTTAATTATTTTTGATTCTACAAGGGCATTTTTAAGGTGATCTATTTCTAATTGTAATCTAAAGTCTCTATCACCATTCAAATGGCTACTTACTTTAGTAACATCTTGAACCATAGCGCCAACCCTATAGCCGAACATGCCGTTTATTTTTCTTATAGTAACGCCACAATCTTCAACAACATCATGCAAATAAGCTGCCGCAATAACATGCTCATTCGTAGTATGCTTAGACACCATTTCAACAACTCTTATTGAATGATTTATATATGGTTCATTGGTGTATTTGCGTAGCTGCCCTTCGTGGCACAGGGTTGCATATTGTAATGCTGATTCAGATAATGTATTCATTGGCAGTTTGTTAATAATATGTTTTTAATTTTGGCTTATATTACTTCATTATCTTTATTAATGTTCCCGTATGGGCAACCTTTATTTGGGGATGAATCTCTTAACTGCTTTCCAGCATTGGGCCAAGGATAAGCATAATCGCCACTGCTAGAATTTTCTATAGAAGTCTGAGCTGAGCAATAAAAATAATGACAATCATGAATACCCAGGAACTTACAGCGATAATCACCATCAAAGCATTTTAGAATTTTGCTAGATAATGCACCATCAAAATCAGTCAAAATGGGGCCGATAGATTCATTTACTATTACTTCTTCGATCACGATTCATTTCCTCAAGTTAATAATCACATCCTTGTGAGTTTACTTTACGGTTCATTAATTGGATAAATTTCTTTTATGCTTCCATCGTATAAAACAATAGCAATCTTCTGCAATATCAGAATATTGTTCTGCAACTTTTCTCATGGCTTCATTACTTGCCGCACATAATCTAATGCTAGCCGATTTTCGTTCTTCGGCTATAGAATCTATATGGTGCTTATCTCTTAATTGTTTAATTTTTTCCTGTATTTCGTATATTTCATCTTTATAAATAAGTTCTTCATGAATCATAGCTTCCCTGGCTATTGACTCTTTGCTGTAGGCTGCCTCCAATTCTTTTTTCAGACTAGATAACTCTATTTCATTAAGAGCTTTTTTCTTTGCTGCTTCATATTCCTTGCGCCGTTTATTAAACTCTGCTCTAAGAATTTTGTCTTTTTCTTTGTTAGCTTGTTTTTGTTCTTCGGTTAATTTTGCCATAGCGAAACCTGTATTGTGTATAAAGCGTGAGATATTATTGAATGTAATAATACATCGACCCATTTTAGGAAGAGCCGATGTATTTTCTACTTAAGCCGCAATACTATAAGGTGTGCCGCGCCAACGCATAGCAAGGTCGGCACACATACGCAATCTTGGCACCATTTCATCAAAATGAGTCCATGCACTTATCAAGCAACGCTCTAGGTGCTCGACTAATTCTTGTTGTTGGTAAGTGAGTTTAGTCTTGCGTAACATGTCGATACACTGTCTTGCATCCTGGTTATAGGTTTTAGTGGGTATTTCAATCTCTGGCAAGGGTTCAGGTATCAACTTCAGTTTTTCATCAATCATCGCTAATACCGACTCTCTGGTTAGTTCTGGTGATGGTAATAATGCTATGCGCTCTTTAATCAACTTCTCTAATTCAACTGAGCTGATAAACAGCATTTCCACACCGTCATTGTATTGCTGGTTGAGAAAGTCAATGTAGTCTATAGCTGCTTCGTATTTTGATGCAGGTAGTTCTTTGTAGCTGTTGATATTGAATTGATGGTGGAAGCGTGACCAGAGTGCGGGAATGGCTTGTGATTGTTGCCAGCAATAAGTTTCACCTTGTTATAGATGTCGCCTTGCTGTGCTTTGGTGATTGTTGGTGGTTCGAGTATCAACACTGGATGCAGTATCTTTTCTATCTGCATATCGCACCACACGGCAAATTTAGCATCAAGCCATTGAGCAAATCTTATTGCTAATTTAGGATGAAGCCAGGAACCACCGCCGTTTTCTGGATTTCCCTTTTTAATTACAACTAATTGATTTTTATCAAAGGTGGGATTATCACACTTTTGAATTTCAATTAAATTATTAATATACTCGATAGTGCTATCAAGTCTAAGCCATTCTATTGGGCGTTTACCAAAGTTTTTAGCTACAGTGGTAGCATTAAACCAAGCGGTTGATGTGAAACTTATTGTGATCGCATCATTGTAAGACGCTGGAATTAATTGATTAGACATAATGTCCCCTTTGTATTTTCTAAAAAAGCCTCATAATTGAAGCGGTAGGAGCTTAGAAACAGCCAAAGGCGCTGCGATTGATATTCAATATATTCTCAATCACTCCTAACGCAACTTTTACCCATTCCGATTTGAAATCGCTAAGGGTGAAAACGGTAGGGACAAAAATACCAAGTATGCTTACGGGTTTGGTGTCCGCCTTTGAGCTTTCTAAGACTCAATCATAAGCGTACATTAAATTTATATTATTGTCAAACAAACATCCTGTATATAACTTGCTATAGCTGTGTCCATAATGGACATACCTTAACTACCTATAATTAATAACATTTTGTATATAATCAATCTTGCATGTCTTGCCGTTGTGAAAAGTTATTTTATTGTTAAAGCTGTATGGCACATAAGACACAATAGAGTCATCATAAATTGCAAACTCTAAGCATAAGCTTGTTGCTATATACCACACATTGCTATATCCATCGCCAAGGTTATCGGCTTTATAAAGATTACCTGAGTCTCTAGTTAGTCTGATTCTAAAGTCTGCTGCAAGTATGTTAGAAGATACCGCCATCATCATTACTGCAAGTGCTAGTTTTTTCATAGTGTTTACCTTGTTGAGTTAAAAATAGCACTGTAAGCAACAATGCTAGGGTGGATTGTATCTAATTGAAACGCTAAATTCTGTTAACTTTTTCACATGTTTTGGCATTTTCAAGACTGGCTATTAGTAATTTTAATCTAACATACGCAATTAGTGTATGCCTTAGTTCTACTGGGTATTCGTTGTATTTCATTTTGCATAGCATAGCTAGTTCACTTCTATTTACTTTACTGAGATTACTAGGTGCGAAGTTACTCTGATTTAGATCAACAAAGATGACTAGATCGGTCTTGGTTAATGTCTCACCCGTGTACCACTCGTAAAGGATGTGATGCTTTAGACGCCATGTTCTAGGGTGCGCTATCTTGATGATGTGACGACCTTTGCTATCTAATGACTCATATCCTACTTCATGCGTGATTGCAGGAATAATACCTTTTTTGAATTTACCAATTTCTGCATTCTTTGGAGTGTAGCTAAGCCCTTTATTCCAAGGTGTCATCCCCTTTTTGAATCTGCCGTTATTGCTGCCCATAAGGAATAGTTGATCTATCTTTATTTTCTAGGAGTAGTGGTAATGAGCTAAGTTCATCGTTATGTATTGCTTGTGCTGCGGCTAGACTTAGTTTGCCGCTTTCAATTAGTGTCCTGGCTGTGTCTGCTATTTGCTTTGATCGCGCTATTTCTACTGCTAGTTGGTCGTTTGATAGTGATTCGTTACTGAGTCTTTCTATGGATTGGAATAGGTATTCGTTAAGTGTTTGAATGTTTTTCTTCATTAATTTATTTCACATGTAAGCCAATATTAACCATTATGTTTCTAATTTCAGCTTGAACACGCCTGTTGTACTCTGCATTCTTTTGTCGCTCAATTTCTTTTCTAGCTATAGATGCCAATTTATTATAAATAATTTCTTCTAGTTCTACAGGTATTTGCTTTAGCTCAATTTTAAAAGCACAGTGTTCGCGTGCAGGGTGAGTATCTAGTAATCCAGGTTTATACAATTTGAGCATATAGATCAACTTATCATTGCTATAACAAAGAAACATATCAATATGATCTTCATCTGGTTCTTCTTTATTAATATCAGGCCGTGGATAAGTGTCTGGATGTTTTTTATTAAGGTTGAAATCGGTTTCGCCTAACCAAATGCTTTCAACAGGGTTAGACTCACATAGCTTTCTGCCTAATTTCAAATATTCAAAGCCATACCCTAAAATTTCACCATGAGCTTTAATTAAATTAATAACACCTTCAGTATTCATAATATCTCCAATTTACTTACGCATAAACTTATCAGTAGCATCACTCCAATAGTGCTTACCATCTTTACCCATAGACCAAGTATCTGAATACTCTTTTACGCTGTGTCCTTCGTCATAGTTTTCATCTAATGATGGTTCGCAAGAAAATACTTCTATCTTTGGTTTCCATAATTGCCACCATTTTGGCTCAATATAACCAATTTGTTTTGCTCTTGAGATAGCGTCATTTCTTGAATCAAATACACCATTAATTTCAGCTTCAGTATATTTATTTTCTTTCCATCTTAATGTGTAATATCGTTTCATAAACTCTTAATATCCTCTGGTTGTATTTGTGTGTATCTAGCTAGTGTTTTCCAGTCGTCATGCAAGGTGAATTGCTGGACTTGCTCTATACTGTAACCTTTGCTAAATAAGCGAGTAGCTGCGGCGTGTCTAAGATCATGGAAGTGCAGGTCATTAATGCATAGTAACTTACATGCTCTTTCAAATAGCGTGCCTATGGTCTTACTGTTATAAGGAAATATATATACTGATGTCTGCTTTTGGCGCATCACTATTTTCCATGCAGACTTATCGTACTTAAAACGCTTGTGATTACCTTCTTTAAGTCTTGGATGTTTGGCATCACGTACCATACCTGTTAATCGCTCATTGTTATTATCAGTCCATTCCAGGCGTGTAATCTCAGACAAGCGTCTTGCTGAGAAATAAGCAAACCACATAATATCAACCATCGGTATCTGACTACGACTGCGCTTAAAATGCCGTGTTAGTTTTATCATTTCCAGTCTAGTCGGCAATCGCTTCCTGTTAGCAGATTTACCGATAAGCTTTTCTTTGCGTAACAATTCGGATGCTGTATCAAATACTGCGCTGTTGAATTGAAAGCCTTGCAATGCCGACATTGTTTTGATAACGCTTCGTAGCCAAATAACATCATTCGCTACTGTCTGGGGCTTTGCTTCTTTATTACGTTCTATACAGTGAGCCACAATGTCTTTAGGCGCTAACTTATCTACACGCAATTCAGCGATAGGGTAATTAAGCAATCTCAGTAGGTCATAATTCTTAGATCGACCATACCCGGAACCAAATTGATCTATGTACGCTTGAATCACATCCTTAATAAGACAACTATTCGAATCACCATGAACGCTGGCATACTCAAGTTCTTTTTTACGCTTAGCAGCCCAGTCGATAGCAAGTTGCTTTTTACTAAATGTTCGGCTTTCTCGCTTAAGCTTCCCGTCTTGTGTAAAATTTACGAATATGCGGTAGCTGGTTGTGCCGTCCTTGTTTTTTATAGTTTTTGTCGAGGCCATGAAATAATGCACTATGAAAATTGATAGTGCACTTATTGTGCATTGACCGTGCAAAAAAATACAGAAATATTACAAAATATGCAGAAACTTTACAGTGAATTTAGAGGTGACAGACTGAAGCCCTTGTCTACTTTCTCCATAGCGCCAATGCTCGATTGGATTGACAGTTAAAATTACCTCATTTATTCACTAATGCTAAACAATAACATAGATGCAAACTAAATGTGCTTCCATAGTTCATAGTGCATTTATCGTGCATTTTACAGTAAATCTTTAGCAGCCCTATCTCTCGCTTTGTCGGTGTAATCCGCAAGATCATTAATTGCAACCATCCATTTTGACCCTTGTCCTTCCAGTCTGAACACAGGGAATGGATATTTACCTTTAGCTGCATATCTTTTTGCCGTTATTTCATCATGATCGTAATACTTTTTAGCAACCTCGGTTACAGGCACATGAGCTTGATTAAACTCTGCCATTAATGCAAAGAATGTATTTACCATTAATCTTCTCGTAAGCTAATTAAGAAGTCTCGCTCTTGTCTTGCTGCATCTTTGTAAAATCCACTTGAATGATGATGCTTTGCCATTGTCCATGCAATATTAAGATAAGGCGTGTTTTCACAATAATCTAAGCCAGTTCTTTCTTTAACTGGACACCCGTCACATCCATAAAAACTATGAAATATCTTGCATAAAGCGCAACTACTTGGCCCTAATGAAATACTCTTTCCCTTACTAGCTCTGTCATACTTTTCAATACACTTTTCTAATGCTTCTTTAGCTTCTGGTGTCATACAGATACTTCCGCTTTAATTGCAGGCCAAGGGTCATATTTAATTAGCTTAAAATCATCGTACTGATAATCAAAGATTGAATCTGCTTTAAGGATAAGCATAGTCGGTAACAGTGTAGGTTCTCGCGTTAACTGCAACTTGGCTTGCTCAATGTGATTTTTGTATAAATGCACATCACCACCAGTCCAAATCAATTCACCTAAACGTAGATCGCATTGTTGCGCAATCATCATTGTGAGTAATGCGTAGCTGGCAATATTAAATGGTACGCCAAGAAATACATCTGCACTACGCTGATATAATTGGCATGATAGCTTGTTATTGTAAACATAGAATTGAAACAAGCAATGACATGGAGCTAAAGACATTCTGCCTAATTCAATATTTGCTTTAGATGAAACAAACTCAAGTGGTAGTGCTAATGGATTCCATGCTGAAACAATATGTCTGCGAGAATTTGGTCGTTTTTTAATATTCCTGACTACATCTTCTATCTGATCTATTCCTGAATAACCTCCTATTGGCTCGCTAAAACTACGCCATTGCTCCCCATAAATAGGCCCAAGATAACCATTCTTATCGGCCCATTCATCCCAAATAGTAACGCCGTTATCATTAAGGTATTTGATATTTGTATCACCAGAGAGCATCCATAGTAATTCGTGAATAACCGACTTTATGTGAATTTTCTTCGTAGTCACCAATGGAAAGCCATCAGCTAAATTAAAGCGCATTTGATGACCAAATATTGATAACGTACCAGTACCAGTCCTATCGTCCTTGTCATTACCAGTATCTAGTATGGTTTGTAGTAAGTTTAAGTATTGCTTCATGGTTGCCCTTCTTTTCTATCATCAAGGATTTTTTTAATCGCTTTTTTTCTTTGGGTAACAGGTAATCTTTTCGCTGTCATGATTTCTCTGTCAACATTTATACCGGGTATTAATTCAAGTGCATCTGCAAAATAATCATTCCAGTGCTGCCATTCTGGTGCTGCTGCAATTAATCTATCGTTTGCATCGGATTCATCGCCACTAATTGCATCTTTATTCTCAATTGAATTTCTTTGATGCCAGATTACAGCAATTACTTTTGTATTACTTTTATTTTCATTCAGATCAAAATTATTAATAACATTTTCTATAGCGTCTTTTTTATAGATAAGAGCCATTTTCTGAAAAGGATTGTCATCACGATAAACAATTTCCCAAGGCCCAGGCGTATTTTTTAAGTCTTTTGCATTCATAATATTGCCTTATTAGGTATAAAGTGTTCACACTTGCCAGGACTATTCAAGGTAAAGTCAGTGCAAATCTGATAACCTTCGCGCCATTGTGAAGTATATCTAGCGCAAGTGTCTTTATCTTGGCATCCATTGGTATTAGGCTGGCATCTTGAGTAATCGAATGGGAGTTCATGATTATTCATCAGAGTAAGGTTTATGCTTTGCTTTTAGTTCATAAACCCTATCTAAGAATAAATCATCACCAATATCATCAGAAAAATATAGCTCCGTTTCGTGCATAAGGTTTGAATAATAATTTGCTTCATTAACTATTTCTTGAAGCAAATCTTTTACTTCTGGATGTATATCTGGATTAATATTTCCATCCATGTTTCTTTTTCCAGCTTCATCTAATTCAGTTTGAAGTTCACTGGCAAAATTACTTACATAAGTAAATGCATAATTAAAATGTCCACCACTCATTCTGATACCTATAAATTAATATTGATTTGTTCATAATTTATCTTGTTTTTATCTAACAATAGTTCTAATTCAGCAACCCTTCTTTCAAGTATTTTTGTGTACCTGATGACTCCTGATTCTCCCCATCCACAACTCTTGCAAAGGTAGCTTGCTGCATCCCAATCAACGGCATATATCTTGACTTGTCTTGATGAAATAAGTTTTTTCGTTAATTGCGATTCAAATTCTGAAGGAAAAATTAAGGTAACTTGTACCCGCATTTCGGTGGATGCATTGCACTTAGGGCATTCCATAATTAATCTTATTTACCTTTAGTTATAGGGTTACTTGGACAGCCTCTTTTTTCACGGCCGCCACAAAAATAGTCACCTCGAAATGAGGTAGGTAAATAGCATTCAAATGTCTGACAGTCTTTGCGAGAAACATCGACATACTGCTTAATAGATTTATCTCTGATCTTCATTGCTAATACTGCTTCTGGTAAGGCTCAACACCTAACAACTTAGCTACCAGTTCAAGAAATACCAAGTTAACCGATGACCATTTGTAGTTTGATATTTTCTTTACCAGATAAGCCTTATATGGGTCGGTTATCGGTTCTTCGACTAATATCGTTTGTGATGTGCATACTTTCTTTCCTTCAAAGGTACATGCGTTATGCCAGAAATAACACCCAGTACAATCACTTCCTTGTGGTGTTATCTGGATGAATGTTTTACCTTGGTATTCAAATTTAGGTTTCATTTTTTAGTCCTTTCCAGATAATGTAAGGCCAGAACCATACCGTTACTACCGCATGAGTCATTTCACCCCATACATCATAATCAGTTGGATTCTTGCCGCTTTTATATCCATACATAAACATCCCTAAAGCAAAATAAGAGCTAAGTACAATATCAATTAAATCATTCATTTTGACACCTCTTCATAGTTCCACTCGATCAATTCAAAGGCGCATTCTTTGGCAATTTCTTCTATATCAGTATCTGAAGCATCATTCTCAACCTCAAATTTAAATTCGCAAAGCGAACCTACCTTATCCGTTTTTATGAAGCCTTTAAATTCACGCATAATTGCTTAACCTCATTAAGTAAAATTCTCAAGCGAAGGCGCATTTTTTTCTCATTCCAGTACCATGTTTTGAAGAATCTCATCAGCTTGAAATGATTTGTCGGTGGAGCAAACACAGGCATACAAAGACCACGCAAAAGCAAGAATTTATGATGCCCTGACATATGCCCATCTAATGCGTAACCATTATTTGTTTTTGCCCAAAATGTTCTTTTGCGTCTTGTCATGATGATTGCCCTCACTTAGACACCTGCTCTGTCTTATGCTCTCCAATCATGCAACTGTTTTCTGTCCACGCTTTAATAGTCATATTTGCAATAAGGAATCCAAGTAAAAATATAACTATTGACACAAATTAAATAAACGCTTCTTTATCACTCATTGCACCACTCCTTTTTCTTGCCGCCCTCATACGGTTTAGCTAATACCATACTGATAAGCTTTTGCTCTAATTCCGGGAAGTCTGCATCAATTCTGAAATACTGATCGCGCCTTGGGTTAACTAGCTCAACCTTGCTACCCACCGCAAAATAACTAGCGGTTATAGCGCGTGCTTTCAGTGCTAAATCCTTTTCCTCTGGACACTGCCCATGTATTTCTGGTGTGTCTAAGTGTCCAACTCTAACGGGTATCGCTTTGCAAAATATAGGCTGGTCACACGGTAAATTAACCTTAATTGTGTCGCCATCTACTATTGAAACAATAGTGGCTATAAGTGCCACTGGTATTGTTGTTATCATTTTGGTGTCTCCGGGATTAGCATGAAATGCGTTGGTTTAAAATCATCAACAATATAGCCATCACTGTCGTACCAATGCTTTCCGTCAAAAACAAAAACTGATCTAAATGTTTTTCCATTTTCAACGCACAAAACTGGTGTATCAATCGGGCAATTCTCTATAGGCTGCCACTGGTTTTTTAGCGCAGCATTCCAGCCAAGTTTTGCATAATTTCCAGTTGCTCTTGTATATGTACTGCTACCAAAATCACGCGAATATTCTTTCCACCATTCATCAAAACTCATAAAACCTCCGTCTCTATAAATGTTGTTAATAATGTTATTATCATCGGTATTCTCTTGAATAAAATTTGCGTTCACGGTTTGAAGATTCTTCACTAACTGTGATCGTAACTGGTGGAAGTTTGTCTATCTCACGCAATCGCTGCATGTATCGGATTGATTCTGGGGGTCTTATTGCTTTGATATTATCGGGAGGTGCGTTCTTTGCTATCCAAGTCATTTACATCCTGCGCAAATAAATTGCCGTCTGGTTCTAGTAACCCAAGTTCCACCTTTGGCTAATTGCCGTGTCTTGCAGCGCACACACATGAATCTAGGATGTTCACTGAATACTGGGGAAGGTGGATTGACTCTTGCTCGAATTATTGCGTCTTGAAGTTCATTCGGGTTATTGATTAATGTTCGCATTAATAGGCTTTTCTCTACACTCAAACGATTGCCGCTTGATACTGAAATTATGGTTATCTATGCAATCTTTAATAATCGCATCACTGGTTGTAATTAGACCAAAATAAAAGCCACCAACAACACCAATGACTATTAGTAGCTTATTCACTTAAGATCATCCTCAGATAATATTTCTTCGTCTAATGCCTGTATTGCTCTATCAATAGCCTGCATAATGTCTTGCCGACTGTATCGTCTTTTTGGGCAGTCAATGGACTGAATGCTGCTACTATGAACTAACGCTATTAACCGTTCTTTTGCCGATTGAGGTGATAGTGTTGTCATAAAACCCCTGTGCTACCAAAGCCGCCTAAACCTCGCTCAGTAGTGCCGCTAAATTCATCGACAATTTGCCATTCGGCTTTAACTACAGGCATAACCATTATCTGACAGATACGCTCTGCTGGTTGTATTGTGTAAGCTACTTTTGAGCGATTGTAGGCACTTATAAAGGTTTCGTTCTGATAGCCTTCGTCAATGACACCTATTGTATTTCCTAGAATGATTCCATGCTTATGCCCTAGTCCTGAGCGCGGAACAAGTGTTAATGCAACCACTGTATCATCGTCGTTATATAATTCAGTGCTATTCCAAATGGAACCACCATAAAACGCTAATCCAGTCGGTATAAGTACGGTGTCGCCAGGTAATAACTCAATCGGTGCATCAATACATGCTCGAATATCCATACCTGCATCCCCTGGCTTGGCATAACTTGGGCCATAATAACGGTAGTTTCGTGTGTCTTGATTCAAGTCAAAGTGTGGATTATGTTGTAGGTGGGGTAATATTTTTAGTTCAATTTTCATTTATTTAATTCCTGTCTATTACTTATTAAAAAACTTTTTGAAAAAAGCAACACATCTGCTTCTGATTTAAATAGTAATCCTCTTTCAAGATACCTTTGATGATTATCATTATTTTCATTAAATCGTATAGTTGTAAAATAATTTACATGCTGTGGCTCAGCTAAAAACAATAAATCCCAATGCTTAGCAAACTCAACAGACTCTACAGGTATCTTTATAGTTTTTTGATAGTTATCTACTAAAAGTTCTATTGTTAATTCAATTTTCATTTAATTAACTCTTCTATTAGTGCGTCAGCGTAATTAACTGCTACAGCGGCAGCGTGTTCTAGCCCAAGAGTTTTTCCTTGATTAGCTAATAATCCTTGCAACGCTATCGCAGCAAAATATTCACGCTTAGTTAATCCAAATTGCAATTTATTCCGAACTGGGAATGCACACGACTGATTTTTTTCATTCATAAATACCCCTACAATTTAATTTCACATCCACAATGCGGACAATATCTAAATCGCAAAGCAGATCGTTTTTTGTAAATAAAATTACCACACCCCGATTTTATAAAATCAGGTGAGTAATAATCCCATGCACACCCTTTTTCGATACGATCTATTAATATTTGTAATACCAATGGATCGTGTGCGCTTAATAACTCAGCTCTAGTTATCATTGTCAAAAATCAGTGTGGCGTTGTGTTTATTTCCCCATTCCTTATCGTCGCCGCAATACACAATATAGCTGTTTTTGACTAATGGATTTCTTACCAACGTAGGCTCAGGGATAACCAATACTCTTACACCGCTATCAATCTTGGGTTGTAGTAAATCGCGCTCTTGAGCAGTATTTAGATACATGGATTCAAGGTTGACATACGCATCCTCTGCGTTTTTTCTTCCGGCAACAGATTGAGATAATGTTAACTTTAATAATCCAATTTCTCTTTCTAATTCAGAAATCCTGACTTCGCGAATGCCTAATAAAAATTGAAGTTTTTCAATGCGTTTAGATGCGTCTAAACTCATGCAATCATCCAAGCACTGCTCAATTACGTCAGCTTTATCATTCAGTTTTTTTGCACCTGCCATATAAGCTTTATTTTTATATTCATTTTGGTTTTTTGCGTTATTAATCAGTTTGCGTGCCTGTTCTCGCAATCGCCAGATTTTGTCGCGTATTTCTGCTCTTGTCATAAATCCCTCAAAATCTTTTCAAGCGCAGCAGCCTCATCTAACAACTTATTTGATCTAGCCATTTCTGCGTTATGCTCGGCATTAGTTTCTGCACGCAATGCTGATTCAGCCACCTTGTGCGCGGTATCTCTTAATCTTGCTATCTTTGCGATTATTTCTTCTCTTTCCATTAAATCCTCTGGTTCATCGTCAATAATGTGATGTTTAATGAATGCTTTTAATGTGCTATACATGACTATCTCTGATACTTGACTAATGGTTGCTGTTTTGGCTTTAGTTTCCAGTCGTACTGTTTGCCGCAGTCATAGCATTGTTTGGTGTTTAAGCTACTGTATTTGGCTAGTGGGCCACCACATTGCTTGCATCTATTACCACTACTGTTAAGGCGTATAGACTCATTTAGCGCAATTACCTTATCTCGCCATGGTCTATCATCAATAACGGTTACATTGCCTAGAAATGAGCCTTTCATTAAGTACCTTTATTTTGGACATAAAAAAAGCCAGTTCTTAGGCTGGCTCGTTTTGGGTTAAAGTGTTGTTCGCCATCGGCGTAGCATACCTAGTGCTAACTCTAGTCTGAATATAGATTCATCCATTTCTGTCCAAGCTTTGATGTAGCAACGCTCTAGGTGCTCTAGTCGAGTGATTGATTCTTGATCTTTGTGTAGTTGCTTCAGTTGATATAGCGTGTTTCTAGCTGACGCACAGTCTAGTTTATCTACTGTAGGTGCTGGTAAACTTATGGGAGTTTTGTTTTCAGTGATCTTTGGCCTAGACAGTGGTATTAAGTCCATTCCACATACTTGGCACGCTTCACTTAACTTGCCATTCGGGATATTTTTGTAACTTGTAATCCCAAAATAGTCATAAACCATTCGATACAGTTCACTGTACTTTTTGCCATTGTGCTTACAATGATTTTCCATTGACTTCTTGAACTGCTGCGCTTCGGATTCGGAGATACTAGAAGAAGATTCTAATTGCCTATCTATCAAATCAAGAACCCATTTTCTAAAGTCTTTAGCAATTTTAGTTTTTGAAAGCATCGCCAGTAAATGACACCCTCTTAAGCTAAAAATCCTTGTATCTTGCATATCACCATTAGGGTCGGTCAGTTTGACCGATGCTGACATTGACTCGCTGAACTCATCTTTGTTTCTTGCATAAATTCTATTGATACTACTTTGATCTGAATATCCTAAAGCCGTTGCTATTTGGCTAGATTTTAACCAAGTGCAACCATTACGATCAATAATATCAAATTGAGTATTTTGGAATGATAATTCTAATGCAGGCATGACTTTCTCCGTGATAATTGAATTATCCGGGCCAACTATTGCAGAATTGGAGCCGGAACTAAGTTAGGTTGCAATACCGGAATCACGACCCGGCCCACCCAAAGATGGCCTAACTTAGCCCAGCATAATTATGAGCTAAATTTTTGACAATAAAAAACCGCATGTAGCGGCGTTATGCCGTGATATTCCAGGATTGCAGCCTGTATCACTAATTTTTAGTGACACCTGAATGCTAATACAAAACTGGCATCTTGTCAAACACAACTCTAATTACTGGTCTTTACAACTAACCCTATCAATTAATTTAGCAAAATCTTTGTAATGGATATTGCAGTCATCATGCCAACTGGGTGCAATCATGTTTTTTTTTGGCTTTTCAGATTTGTAATGCCAACATGCCTTACACCGTGTTGCTGCATAAACATACTTGCCTTTTTGCTTAGTCTTGTAAAACTGATCTTCGGGTTTATCAATCTTGCATATTGAACACTTCCGCAACATTCACCCCCGAAATAAGTCTAGCAAATAAACTGTAGTGTATTGTGCATTCGTCATGCCAGGATAGCGGTTTTGATTCTACTTTCTTGCGTGTTACAAACCTCGCTCGCTCTTGCTTGTATTTGCAGTTCGTACAGTATTTGTAAAAGTATTTCTTACCTCTGCAAATAGTGTAGTGGAGCTGGTTAATTTCTACTTCTTTAAGGCATTTAGAACATATAGCCATTAGTCACCATCTAGCATTCCAAATTGAAGTCTTGTTCCGAGTACCAAGGCGATTATTGTTATAAGCGTTCGAGCAACTGAGATTACAGAACTTGCGCTTAATATAATCACCGTTGGTTTCGGTTTTGTTTTGGGTTGGTGTTTTGTAGCGTTGATACGGCATTAAAGTGCCGCAAAATAAGCAGGGTTTTAGCGGTAAAAAAGGTGCTCTTTTTGGCGGCATTTAATCATTGTTGGTGGGTATCAGAACGGGATTTGATCGTCACCAAAATCATCAGCAGGCTTACTTGCTGCCTGTCTGCTTTGCTGTGGTGCTGATTGCTGTGAATTGTCGCGCTTACCGACTAGATCAAGTGTATTCGCCATAACTTCAAGTGAGTAGTTCTTGACACCATCTTTTTCATAGTCTCGTACTGTTAATTCGCCTGATACATAGACTTGAGTTCCTTTTAACAGATAATCAGATAATTTTCCTTCTGCTCTTTTTCCGAATAAAGACACTCTAAACCACATAGTTTGCTTTTTGTCACCAAAACCCATAGAGCAAGCTACTGTTGCTGATAGAACGGATTGTCCTGATTTAGTTGTATTCACTTCAGCATCACGACCTAAAGTTCCTACGAATGAAATTGTATTGCTCATTAATTCTCGCTAAAATTGTTAATTACTTACTTATTATCGCTTAAACTTTTTTCTGAAAAATATTAAAGCTACGACACATGCAACTGCAAAAATAAAGTCTAGTGTAACTACTATCATAGGCCGTATTCAGAAACGCTAACACCAAGCAGGCTGCCTAGTTTTGTTAATATTGCTTTTTCTTTATCGTCTATTTCGTTGTCGGCTTTTGCGATAGCAAGCGCATTTAAAAATACTTCTTCCCCATCATCAGGATTTCCTGCAACATCTTCTATTTCTCGTAGCATTCGCATTTTGCCAACTTCAAAATCAGCTTCCAAAACTGAACTGTATTTTGTGATGATACGATTGATTTCAGAACCTTTGAAGCTGGATAAATTGTCATTGCTGCTAAGTAGCTTTTCCAGTTTCTTTAATTCTGATTGTTCAATTTCACCGTCTGCCGATGCAACCAGTAAAGACGCTGCAATAACTGCTTCAAAAATGTTTTGGTTTTGTACTTTTTTTGCGCTTTTAAGAAATTTTGCAAACATGTTATTAATTCTCGCTGTTAAAAAGTTTTAGTAAATCACTGTGAGCTTGTCTAAGCTCAAGTAACTGGGTTGTTAATTCATGCACTGGGTCTGTTTCATCTTGTGGCTCGCTAGTGAATTTAATGCCTTTGAAGATGAAGTCTTTAGTTAGCTTGAATGTCATAGCATCGTTACCCATTTCAATTTCAGTAACTAACTTATCTTCTATTGCTTCTTTGATTGTGTTAGGAACATTACCAACTGAAGTGAGATTAACTGATACTGATCCATAATCACCTTTGAGTTTTACAATCCCTCCCAGGTAAAATGGGGTTATCTTATTAATGATAACACTACCCAAAACCCATTCCGTAAGTGCTGTCGTTAGTTGTAAATCAAGCTTATCTACACTTACAGGCTTGAGATTAGCCGTACCTATTGGCAATGCATCCAGTAACTTGTTTACCGCAATATCTGCAAGTTTCTTGCTTGATGTATCAAGCACCAGTAGCTCATGCTCATACAAGTAATACATAGGGATAATCGTGGTTTTAACATGCGATTTAGCCAGCAGCATGTCATACACCGATTCTTTGATCTTACTGCGCTCTTTTTTGCCTACAACTCGGCTTTCATCTTGTTCAATGCGTGCAATGGCTTTAGCAGTTTCGTCATTAACGACTGATATAGGCAATATCTTTTCATCGTATCTGACTTTAAAGCTATCTATGGTAGAAAAGTCATCAAGATATTCACTAATAGCATTAGGAATAAACCCTGTGCTAGTGGCTTGCAAATCAGTTATAGGCTTGTAGGCATTACTTGATAATGCGGAATTAAGTTCATTTGTTGCAGGCAATATAGCCTTGTAAGTTATTGCGTTCTTCATAAAATAAAATTCATCCTTACTTAAACATTATTGACTGACTTCTAACTAATTCAACTCCGTCAATCTTTTCGCCAGATTTGATAGCATTTTTAATGGCAACCTTGTCAACGCTATGCTCAATTTTCTTGACAATGTATTCATCAGGTATTAAATCTTCATCTAACACTTTAACTGATTCAGGATTGTTTCTAAGCTTTATTGAAAATTGAGGGCAGTCAATAGAAGTGATGCCAGTGCGTTGCATATTGGATAGCAAGTAATTCTTCATCCAATTAACGCGATTCTCGATAGATTTTCGTCTATCTGCTATTCGCTTTTCAGCATCTTTCATTGCCTTAATATCTGCTTCTTGGTTCAAAAAGAACGCAGCAACAGATATGGCTTTGTCCTTAAAATCACCTTCAAGCATTTCCAGTGTGTCGTTAATCACTTCTTCTGGTAGATCATCCATATCTGCCATGTTTAGTAATGCTTGATTATGGGTTTGCGATATTTCGTATAAACTTGTCATGCTGCCTCTTTGTTATCAAGTGAGCCTTTAAGTTCATTTTTTAACGACTCATATTCAGGTTTTAATTCATTTGGGATTTTCTTCCATGCCGCACCTAAGCTTGTTAGCGATACCGCAGAACTACGCAACAACAAGCTGTAATCAACTGGCTCAATAACTACTCCGCTATTTAGCCAATCACTTAACTCTTTGCCTGTTTCTTTGGTGATTTTGAAGTATTTGCCATCTAACAAACTGGTTCTATCTTTTGTTGAATTAGCAATGTGATTAGCGTCAATATCTAAAAACACAGTGAACTCATACTCCATGCCATCGCGTTGAATAGGAGCTAAACCTATTTTCTTTGGCTGTGATTTGCCGTTGGAACCTTGCTCGACCACATATTCAGTCTTGGCACGCATAGTCGCAATAATGTGCGCTTTGCTTTGTAGGATTGCTTCAACTAGTGAGTTATGTTCTGGTGTAATTGATCGCCAAGCTGTGTAGCTATTGCCCTTTCCGCTGTCTGCAATCTTGCCTTGCTTATCAAGTAATCCACCATCACCTGCCCAGGCATGACTTAAGCTATCAATGATGATTACATCGTAATTTTCATCTTCAAACGCCTTAATAGCATTGAGATATTTAGGAATAGTAAAGGGTGCTGAAATGTCGATAACATCATAATCACCTAAATGCGAATACAAATCAGCACTTCCGCGTTCAGTGTCAACAACACCTATTTTCCCACCAATACCGAATGCTAAAAGTAACGATGAATAAGTTTTACCAGCCCCCGAAGGTGCAGATATACCAAGTCTTAACTTGGATTTTGATCTTTGTGCTTTTCTAATTATGCTCATGATATTAACCTTAAAACGGTGCTTCTGATCTAGCAGTCATAATCTGATCGTAAGCGTATTGATGACTGTATGAATTGATGTAGGTCTTGGATGTCTTGCGTGGGGGAGTGCCTGTAGCAGCGTCTAACTTACCTTGCGTTTCTTGCAGACGCAGCACTAACTGTCTGTATTTGTTTTTCATGTGGAACCTCATGTATTACCAGCATAACTATCACGAAACATAGTGCAGTAATCACGATATAAGCGTTTTCTAGGCGCTTTTCGATATTCATGTAGTAGTTATGCTTGGCTTTTTGTTCGCGTCTTAATGTGGCTGTGCGTAGCTCAGAACTGTATTGTTCTTGAATAGATTGTTTTGACAGTATTTTGTCTTTGAGTAGATTTATTTCATTTGATACCCTAAATTCTGTCGCTGCCATTTAAGCCACCCTATCTGTTGTTGATAATTCAATGGCTTTGAATATAAAAGCCCTCCATTTATTCCACCAAATAAGAGCCGATGTGTGCATTGAAGATATTTTTTCATCATCAAATTCTTTCCAGTCTTTGATTGGATGTTGCTCGCAATCTATTGCTAATTCATCTTTAGTAAATGAAATTTTGAATTTTTCTAACTGCATTGAAAATATATATTCCATAT